CTGGTTCTGGATTGGGCGGTGGAAAGTTGGTATATCCAAAAGGTCAAGAACCAAAAGCAACTGGAGCAAAACCTGTAAAAGAAAATAAGCAAGCACACTCTAATTGGAGGTCTGATCTCGGTTTTTTTACTGAAGAGGACTGCGGAAGCGGTCCAATGAAACCTAAGAAGGGAATTAAAAACAAAGTAACGATCAATCCAGATCTAAAAACAGAGCAAGCTACAACTGGACCAGTAATGAAACCTGGTTCTGGATTGGGCGGTGGAAAGTTGGTATATCCAAAAGGTCAAGAACCAAAAGCAACTGGAGCAAAACCTGTAAAAGAAAATAAGCAAGCACACTATGAACCAGAAGGTGAAGAAATTTCTGAAAGAGAAATGACTTCTGGTGAGATGAAGAAAGAAAAAAATCTAAAGAAAAAATATGATAATTCTGGTATGAAAGCTTCGATGAAGAAGCAGTATGGTGCTGAGAAAGGAAAGCAAGTTTACTTTGCTACTATTCGTAAGCAAGCGATGGAGCAATTTGCTGGTAACTACGAAGGTCCTCTTTATGCACCACATCCTGATATTGAAGAAGCATATAAAGAAATTGATAGAGAAAAGGAAAATAAAATGTATCGTCGTGCAGGAAATCTAGCACGTACTGCACTTTCTTCAAAGGGTAAGAAGAAAGAAGATGCACAAAAGAAGTCTTCCAACATTGTAAGTGCAATCACTAGACAAAAAGAGAAGGAAAGATTTGATCGTATTGGACAATCACCAAAACATAATGAAGCAGTTGAAAATGAACTAGATTACTATCTCGGTGAAGCACTTAGACCAGCTTCTGAAAGAATGAAGAGAACTCAGACTGCTGCTGACAGAAAAAAACAAGAACAGCAAAGAGAAAAGAAGTCAAAATTAGAAGCAGAAGCAGATAAAATTCTTGCTGGATTCAGTAAGAAAGGAACTGGTACTGCAAAAACAAAAGCAGCATCAAAAGCATCTACTCCAGAGGCAAATAGAAAACTAAAGTCTGGACAAAAGAAAGATAATCTTGCAATGAAAGCTAACAAAGCGATGAGTGAGCAAGAAGATAAAATGCGTAAAGGAACTGACTATAGAGGAAGAGATTATGGTGGTGGACATGATGATAAACCCACTGTAAAAATTCCATTATCTGGGGTGATGCAAGGTGGTTGGATGGACAAAGAAAAGAAGAAAAAAGGAACTAAATAAAATAGGATAATATCCAACAAAATCTCGGAGGGTATCATGGGAGCAGTAGTTGCAGTGGTAAAACCACTTGTAATTTCAATCGCAACACATCCTGCTGTAAAGCAAATGGTTGTCGATCTTTTAACCAAGTATGTAAGAACAACCGACAACTCGATTGACGATGTTGTTCTTGCATTAGTTAAAGAGAAGCTATTCGCACCACAAGCATGATCACTTGCCTAGTTACAAACTGGGGATTTACGATCATACTTGGTCTGTTGCTATCATTATCTGAATGGTTAGCAAAGACAAAACGGTTTGAGCAGAATGGGATAATAGATTTTACTTCTCATTTGTTGAGAACCATACTAAAGAAGTAGCTAAATAAACTAACCTTGCCACAACTTCGGTTGTGGTATTTTTATAAATATTTCAAGCAAAACCGATAGGAAAAACTAAGATGGCAATTTGGGGAATTTCAACTCAAAGTGAGTATGCTGCTAATTATTATGCCATTCCTAAGCATCTAATTGATGTTGACAGAAATAGAACACCTCATAATTGCTTTGCAGATCAAAGAGGTTGGGTATACAGACATTACGGTGACAAGGTATACTCTGGTCTATCAACTTCATACTATGATGAAGTTCTAGTTCATGTTTCTGGTCTTGGTACTACAAGAGATCCAAACGGAAGCAGAATTACTGGACTAGGCGCTGCTACACCAGTTGCAGTTTTCTTTGAAGATCCAAACGTTGCATCACCAATCAGCATCGGTGCTGGTGGTACTAATAGAGTTGTTAGATCAGGCGTTGCAACAGGCATTGGAACCGCTACAGGATTTGTTCATGTTGTTTGGAATGAACCTGTTTTCTGCTCAGCAGGCGCTACTGTAAATATCAGAGCAACAACTGGTGCAGGAACTTCGTTTGTTGTTGGTACTGCTGTATCGATGACACCAAATGTACAAGTTCCAGTTTACTTCGGAACACGTACTGCAGGTTCTGATACTGGTTTTGGATACACCATGATGAAGAACTTCAATGGTCAGATTGGCAATAGAATTGCATTCCAATTCACAACCAATCTAGGTATTGGAACCATCCTAAACGTCCACGTTGCAGGTAATGTTGTAGGAACAATTACTGACTTCCAGAATTCAACTGCAGGAAAAACATTCACTTCTGACATGATTAGAAATGTCGGCGGTGCTGGAACATTCTTTGGTGGTGGTATCGCTGGAGTTAGCACATATCCTCATGCTGTAAGAGGCGTAGGCATCGGAACAACTACACTAACAATCAAATAATTATAAATGAGATTTGATGAATTGAATGAAGATAACCATCTTCTATTCGCTATAAAGCATTATGAAAATCCTCATGCTTCCACTATGGAAGAGTTTGAAGAGGATTTGAAACGCTTCAAATATATCAAGAGATTGCTAAAGAAATATCTTGAACAGAACGAACTAAGGCACCATTTAATCTTGAACCATTTGATTATTTGTTTCAATGTATTTGGTGAAGCAACGGTGCCTCTTTTGTTTTTCAAAATTGAAAAGGAATACTGGTCTTTAATCAAAACATTTTTGATGTTTTTAAATAGAATACCAGATTATCCTAAGTCAGGATTAGATGACATTCCAATTCATAATGAATGCAATCATATTCTCAATACAATCTGATGGACATCGAGCGCATAATAAATATTATTAGAGAAGAAATGATGAACACAGATCCTGGTAAAACAGGAGATCCTGGATTTAGTAGCAAAGCGAAAGATCCAGTCGCTGGTTTGGATCCTGTAATGGATTTGAGGCGTAAGTATGGTAGAAAATTGAATTTATTTTACCGTAAACGTCTGCAGGATATTAAAAATGTTAGGAAATCAAGAGGTAAAAAGTAAAGTTGCAGTATTAGAACAGAGATCTGATTATCAAGAGCATCTAATACAAAAAGTAGATGCTGCTATTCAGGTCATGAAAGAGGCAGTAGAGAATGTCTCAAAGATGTTAGCAGTCCATAATGAAAAATTAGATCAACATAACAAGACAGAAACTCTTATGGTCGAAATGATCAGAGGAGTAAAAGAAGATCTTGAAGCAGAAGATGTTGATTTAGGTGATCGTATCGATGCTGTTGATAGTAAGGTGGAAGAGCTAAAAAAGTTCAAGTGGATCGCGGTTGGGGTTGGATTGGCAGCTGGTTTTATTGTTACGACAATGGTATCACTTGCCTCAGGTATATTGACAGGCGAGAACATTCAGAGTAGAATGGATAACAAACCAGCGAATGTTAGATGATTTTTGTTGACCATAAGTACATTGGTCTGGTTTCTGCTCGCTTAGAAAAATTCGCCAAAAGAAAAGAAAATCTTTATACTTTTAGGTGTCCTTATTGTGGAGATTCTAAAAGGAATAAAAATAGGACCAGGGGATATTTCTATCAGCGGAAATCAGACTATAATTTTAAGTGTCATAACTGTGGAGTTTCAAAGTCTTTTACATATTTTCTAAAAGATATTGATCAGTCTTTATATGATCAATATGTTCTTGAACGGTATAAAGAAGGACTAACAGGCAGATCAACTAATACTCCAGAACCAAAGTTTGAGTTTAAACAACCCGTCTTTGCCAAGAAGACAAAGATAAATCTACCACAAGCATCAGAAAATCCAAGATCGAGTGATTACCTAAAAAAAAGAAAACTTAATCCTACAAAATTTTTCTACGCAGAAAAATTTAAGGAATTTACGAATACAGTCAAGCATACCTTTGATGATATTCGCAATGATCATGCGAGAATTATCATTCCTTTTTATAACGAAGAAAAGGAACTCATAGGTTTTCAAGGCAGAAGTCTTGATCCATGGGCACAACCTAAATATCTTACCGTCATGCTTGACGAGGATTTTCCCAAAGTTTATGGTCTTGATACAGTAAATAAAAGTGAAACAGTTTATATTACAGAGGGACCTTTTGACTCAACTTTCGTTCAAAACAGTATTGCAATGTGTGGCAGTGACTTTGTACTTGATAGGTTACTTTATCCTGATTGTACATTTGTTTACGACAACGAACCTAGAAACAAAGAAATCGTTAATCGAATATCAAAAACAATCGATAAAGGTGATAAAGTAATTATTTGGCCAACAAGTATTCAGCAGAAAGATATCAATGATATGGTGCTCGCTGGACTTAATGTTATGGATGTGTTAAAATCAAATACATACTCGGGTTTAGAAGCAAAAATTAAGTTTAACAACTGGAAGAAAATATGAGCAACGGAATAACAGTCAAAAAGCGAGACGGTTCTATTGAGAGATTGAACCTTGATAAACTACATGTAATGGTAGAAGAAGCTTGCAAAGATCTTGCTGGCGTTTCTGCATCACAGGTAGAAATCAATTCTGGTATTCAATTTTATGATGGTATCACTACTGCAGAGATCCAAGAAATTTTGATCCGTAGTGCTTCAGACTTGATTGATCTAGAAAATCCTAATTATCAATTTGTAGCAGCAAGATTACTTCTCTTTGCTATCAGAAAGCAACTATGTGGTAGAAGGGAAGAAATTATTGCACTCAAGGATCACATCAAAAGGTGTGTAGATTTGGGTGTATATGATGCAGAAGTTCTCACTAAATATACAGAAGCAGAGATTGATAAGATTGATACTTTCATCAATCATGATCGTGATTACTTGTTTACATATGCAGGTCTACGTCAAGTTGTAGATAAGTATCTTGTGCAAGATAGAAGTTCATCAAAGATCTTTGAACTACCTCAGTTCATGTATGCATTGATCTCAATGACGATCTTTGCAGAGTATCCACAAGAAACCAGACTATCATATGTCAAACGATACTACGACGCAATCAGCAAGCACAGGATCAACATTCCTACCCCCATTATGGCAGGCGTTAGGACGCCACTTAGACAATTCGCTAGCTGTGTTCTTGTTGATGTTGATGACACCCTCGATAGCATCTTTAGCAGTGATATGGCTATTGGCAGATACGTTGCACAAAGGGCGGGTATCGGTATCAACGCAGGTCGCATCCGTGGCATCAACAGCAAAATTAGAGGTGGGGAAGTATCTCACACTGGAGTTGTACCGTTTCTCAAAAAGTTTGAAGCAACTGTCCGTTGTTGCACGCAAAATGGTATACGAGGAGGAAGCGCGACAGTCCACTTCCCAATCTGGCACCAAGAAATCCAAGACATTATAGTACTAAAAAATAACAAAGGAACCGAAGATAATCGTGTTCGTAAACTAGATTACTCAATTCAAATCAGTAAGATTTTTTATGAAAGATTTATTCAAGATGGTGAGATCACGTTGTTCTCTCCACATGATGTACCTGGATTGTATGATCGCTTTGGATACCCTGAGTTTGACGATATCTATGTACAATATGAGAACGATCCGTCCATTCCGAAAAAGACTGTCAAAGCGCAAGAACTCATTCTTGATCTCCTCAAAGAACGTGCTGAGACAGGTCGTATCTACATCATGAATATTGACCATTGCAATTCTCATTCATCCTTCAAGGATAAAGTTGAGATGAGCAATCTGTGTCAAGAAATTACTCTTCCTACCAAACCACTTCAGCATATCGATGCAGAAAATGGCGAGATTGCATTATGCATTTTATCGGCTGTGAATGTTGGTAAGGTTAAGTCTGATGAGGAGTTAGAAAATCTTTGTGACTTGTCTGTACGTGCTCTTGATGAACTGATTGATTATCAGCAATATCCAATTATTGCCGCTGAGATTGGAACTAAAGCACGTCGTTCTCTTGGGATTGGATTTATTGGTTTAGCACATTATCTTGCTAAACTTGGTTGTAAGTATGATAGTCAAGAAGCATGGGATGCTATTCACGGACTTTCTGAAAGTTTCCAATACTTCCTATTGAAGTCTTCTAATCAACTTGCAAAAGAAAAAGGAGCATGTTCAGCATTCCAGAATACTAAGTATGCAGATGGCATTCTGCCAATCGATACATATAAGAAGGATGTAGATGAAATCACTTCTATTTCTTTAGAGCATGATTGGGAAACTCTTAGAACATCCATCGTGGAACACGGTCTCAGGCACTCAACACTGTCCGCACAGATGCCATCGGAGAGCAGTTCCGTTGTGTCAAACGCAACGAACGGTATCGAACCACCTAGAGATTACCTGTCCGTTAAGAAATCTAAGAAGGGACCACTCAAGCAAATCGTTCCTCAGTACCATACGCTTAAAAACAATTATACGCTTCTGTGGGATATGCCTAGCAACCGTGGTTATATTAACACTGTTGCTGTGATGCAGAAGTTTTTTGACCAAGCAATTTCTGGAAACTGGTCTTATAATCCACAAAACTATTCTGACAATGAAGTTCCAGTGTCTGTTATGGCACAAGACTTTTTGACTACATATAAGTATGGGTGGAAAACAAGTTATTATCAGAACACTTATGATAACAAGAGCGACGAAATAGATCATAAGCCTGATATCAAATCACTAGTATCTGAACTACTGAATACCAATGAAGAAGAAGACTGCGAATCGTGTAAAATCTAATAAATTTAGGATCAACCCACCGCAACCCACAAAAATGGCCATCGACGGAATGACCGTTTTTAATGATGCTCAAGTTGATACAAAAAAAGAACCAATGTTTTTTGGACAACCATTAGGTATCCAAAGATACGATAGCTACAAATACCCAGTATTTGAAAAACTAACCAATCAACAACTTAGTTATTTCTGGCGTCCAGAAGAAGTATCCTTGCAAAAGGATCGTAGCGACTACCAGACACTAAGAGACGAACAAAAACATATCTTTACTTCTAATTTAAAGTATCAAGTTCTTCTTGATAGTGTTCAGGGTCGTGGACCTAGTATGGCATTTGCACCATACTGCTCATTACCAGAACTAGAAGGTGCTATGAAGGTATGGGAATTTATGGAGATGATCCATAGTCGTTCTTATACTTACATTATCAAGAATGTTTATTCGGATCCTTCTGAAGTCTTTGATACAATCTTAGATGATCAAAAGATTTTGGATCGTGCTAAAAGTGTAACCGAATCTTATAATGATTTTATCAATGCTGCTCATGCATATGATAGTGGTAATCAGTGGAAGTTTGTGAGTGAGGGTGTACCTTCTGCTAGAAATGAACTTTACGAACTAAAGCGTAAACTTTATAGAGCAGTTGCTAATGTTAACATCCTTGAAGGTATTCGCTTTTATGTTTCGTTTGCATGTTCATTTGCTTTTGGTGAACTAAAAGTAATGGAAGGATCTGCAAAGATTATTTCCCTAATTGCTAGAGATGAAAATCAGCATCTTGTACTTACTCAAAACATTTTGAATAAGTGGAAAGAAGGTGATGATGCTGATATGCAACAGATTGCAAAAGAGGAAGAAGAAAACATTGTTGCAATGTTTAGAAAGGCAGTTGATCAAGAAAAGGAATGGGCAGATTATCTATTCCAAGATGGATCAATGATTGGTCTGAACCAAAAACTCCTTAGTTCTTATGTTGAATGGATTGCTAATCGTCGTATGAAGGCGATTGGACTGAAACCAATCTATGATATTTCTTCTAAGAACAATCCACTTCCTTGGACTGAGCACTGGATTTCTTCTAAGGGTCTTCAAGTTGCTCCACAAGAAACAGAAGTAGAAAGTTACTTAGTTGGTGGCATTAAGCAAGACATGAAGAAAGATACATTTGCTGGATTTCAATTGTGAATATTAAGTTGGGAAATCAGGGATTTTATATAAGAAATTTAGATAAAATCCATGAATTCTATGATAATAAAGTGATTGATTTAATTTATAATGGCACATGTTATGGAAATATTGATACTTATAAAGAATTAATTAAAGACTGTGTTGTTTTGGATTTGGGGTCTCATATTGGATGTATGGCAAAAAAATTTTTTGACTGTGGAGCAAAAAAAGTAATTTGCGTTGAACCTAATCCTGATCTCATAGAGTGCTTAAAAAATAATTTTAAAGATTTGGATGAAGATAAAATCCTAATACTTCAAGCGGCAGTAAATGATAGTGATAATAATGTAATTTTTTATAAATCTAATATAGATCCTTCAATTAGTACTATTGTACATGATAATATTAAAGAACGAAAATCAAAATTATTATACTATAATACAACAAATAAAAATATTTTTTTAAGTCAAACATTTGAAGAAATATTAGTTAATTGCTATTCGTTTCATACTTTATTAAAAAAATATCGTCCAACTGTTGTAAAAATAGATATACAAGGAGCTGAATGGAATATTTTAAATAAAAAAATGCCAGATTTTGTAAATCTCATTATAATAGAGTGGCATTTTAACAAAAAAATTAATTTACCAAAATGGATTAATGATTATAATATATTATACACTCGTGAGTGCAATGGGACTAAAGAGATGATCCTTCAAAATGTTTTATAATTTAAGACAAAAGCAAAAGTTTGAACTTCAGATTGAACTTTCAGATTTTTGTAATTCAAGATGTCCTGCATGTTCTAGATTTAGGGATACCCGAGATGGTCTTATTCCACCAAAATCGGTGGATAGACATCAGGTATCCTTTTTTGATTTTAAAAACTGGTTTAGTCCATCTTTTTTAAAGGAAAGAGTTTTTCTTATAAGAATTAATGGATCTTATGGTGATTCTTCTTTATGTAAAGATATTCATAAGATTATAGAATATATTGGAGAATGTAATCCAAATATTGAACTTAGTATGAGCACTAATGGTGGTACTCATTATCCAGGATGGTGGGAAGAACTGGGTAAAGTATTTTCTAAAATACCAAATTCAAAATTAACTTTTGCTATCGATGGACTTCAAGATACACTAAGTCTTTATAGAGTTGGTGTAGATTATAAAACTGTAATATCAAATGCAAAAGCATTCATTCGTGGTGGAGGAACTGCTGAATGGAGAATGCTTGTATTCAAGCATAATGAGGATCAAATAGAAAAATGTAAATCACTGTCTAAAATCTATGGATTTAAATATTTTTGCCATAGACCAACTGCAGGATTCATTGATAGTAATAATACTCTACAGTATACTTGGGAAGGAAAGCATGTAGTTCTTGAACCAGGATCCAACAGTAAAAATGTAATGAAGTTGGGATCACCATTAACACCAACTGATGTTAGATGTGCTGCTGTTGATGATGGTAAAGGTGGTTTTGTAAACGAAATGATCATTGACAGTAGAGGTGTTGTTCATCCATGTTGTTATTTTTCGCATGAATGTAGAAGAGTATATAAAGAATTCTATGAAACTGGAGATCCAAATTCAAAACCTAAAAAAGATGAATATCACAGAAGAACTAACATGTACTATAATTCAGTCGCTAACTTGATTGAAGATCAGGGTGGAATAAAATCAATATCTTTATATCATTCTACTTGGGACGAAATTATGAATTCTCCTTTTTATAGAGAACGTCTTGAAAGATCTTGGAAAATGCGTGAACATAATGGTGATTTATCAATGTGTGGATATATGTGTTCTAAGGAAAAGGAAGTTCACGAAGGATATCATGAGACTGGAACTGGAGGCGTTATGCATCCATTTATAGATTAAGTTTATGGATGAAAAAATTTCTAACTACGTTTTGAAGATTGATAATTTTCTTAGTAAAGAAATTTGTTTAAATTTAATCGATAATTTAAATACTAAACTATTTTATAGACATCATTACAATAATAATCTTACGGGACAAAATACAGATAATAGTATTAATGAATTAGATATACTTAAAGATAATACTATTTCTAGAGTAATTGATACTAAAATTCCATATGCTCTAAAACGGTATGACATGAAAATTAATGTTAACTATGTGAAATTTAGTGATAGGACAAAAGAATATTGGACTACTCCTCGGTTTAATCGATATAGTGTGGGGCATAGAATGGATCAGCATGTAGACCATATTCATACAATATTTGATGGAAATAGAAAAGGGATACCAATTTTGACCCTGTTAGGATTTTTGAATGATGATTATGATGGGGGAGATTTATATCTTTGCAATCAAAAAATTAATACAAAAACAGGAGATATTTTAATTTTTCCTTCAAATTTTTTATATCCCCATCGTGTTGAACCAGTAATTATGGGTATTAGATATTCTTGGGTATCTTGGGTTTGGTAATAAATATTAGAAATAGTATTTTTTTATGCGTCCACAATCTGCTAAAGCGAAAGGCAGAAGATTGCAACAATGGGTTCGTGATCAACTGATTGAGCATCTTGAAGTGCATCCTGAAGACATTGAAAGTCGTAGTATGGGAGCAGGTGGCGAAGATCTTATCATGGCAAGGGATGCTAGGCAAAAGTTTCCATTTTCAATAGAATGCAAGAACCAAGAGAAACTAAATATTTGGGACGCATACGAACAGGCTTGTTCTAATTGTAAAGACTATGAACCTATAGTTTTTATCAAAAAGAACGGTAAAAAACCTTTAGTTGTATTGGATGCGGAATATTTTATCAAAACCAGGAGTATAAAATGAGTTCAAAATTAATTAATTTTTTCAAATTTTATGATGAGCAAAATCCTAACCACGTTGCTGCGGTTGGATTATTTGCTGAAGCACTTCCAGCAGAGTTGAAAGCGCAAAATGCTGCTTGGGTTTCAAAATATCGTGGTGGTAATGCTGCTGGCGGTGCAGTAGATCTTCATAAGTTCTTCCAGTTTTTCTCTGAGAAGAATGCTAACCATGTTGCTGGACTTGAATTACTTGAGCAAGTAGCACCTAAAGAATTACTAGTTGATGATGGCGCTGGCGCAAATAAAGATGCAGCATGGATTGAAAAGTTTAGAACTAAGCCACCAACTCCAGCAGTTCTAGCAGTACCTTATTTCAATCAGGTTGATAATTACAGAGATGCACATAGAACTTGTAACAGTTCAGCGTGCGCTATGTGCCTTGCTTTCCTCAAGCCAGGAAGTATTACGGGCGATGATGAGTATGTTAAGAAAGTATTTGCGATTGGCGATACTACAGATCATGCGGTACAAACAAAGGTACTTGCAGGTTATGGAGTTAAGTCACACTTTAGTTACAATCTTTCTTTTGCTGATATTGATAAAAGTCTTGCTGCTGGGAAACCTGTCGTTATTGGCATCCTTCATCGCGGTTCTTTATCTGCACCTACTGGTGGGCACATGTGTGTTGTAATTGGCAAGAAAGGCGATGGATATGTGATCAACGATCCTTATGGTTCATGTAATGATGGTTATCAAGGACCAGTAACGAACGGTAAAGGCACTGTCTATAGTAAGGCAATGCTCAAAGCACGTTGGTGTCCAGGTGGTAATGATGGATGGGGTCGTATTTTCGATTGAGAAAAACTTTAACCTAACTCACATCTAAAATGGAAGAAACAAAAAAAGACAAATGTATGGCTACTATTATTCGTGTTGCTATTTTGAGTTGGTCTGCTGCTCTCCTAACAGCTAGCTATGCAGGTATGCTATCTAAGATGGATCCTACCTTTATTGCTACAGTCTTTACAGCATCCGCTGCCACATTTGGTATCAATACTATGAAAAAAAGTGGAGAAGATGAAGAGAAGAAGAAGTAATTACTTCTCGTGAAATTCTTTATACTGCCTTTGTTTATCTTTTTTCTGTTCTTTCTTGAGTGACTTATTGATTTTTTTCAGAGAAGCACTCTTTTCAAAAGCAAAATATACTTGAAGTTCATAAGGGGTAAGATCTTTTTTCAAAAGTTTCTTACCCCTTACTAGTATCTGCTGCACGATAGGTTTCATTTTACCTACCATCCATTCCACCAAGGATTTGCCAACAAGAGCTGCAGCAACAGAAGCAGTAGCAGTGGTGCCAGCAAGTATAACCTGTTCTTTTGGAGGAACTGGAACTTCCCCGACGATTGGTACTTCAATGACGGGCACTCCTAGATTAGTTTTGGGGGCATCATCGGAAATAATCCGATTATCCTGTATATTTTGAACAGGAATTTGTGGTAGTATAGGTTTACTATCTGGTAATACTCTAGTCTTTTCTTCCTGTTGCTGCTGTTGCTCTTTTTGTTTTTCTGCATTTACAGCAGCATCAAACTCTTCCTGTGTTGGTACATTGATTACAGGATATTTGATTGATGGATCTGGCATACGAAAGACAGGTAATGCCAAACCGCGACTAACTGGGGGTGGTGTTTGTTGTATTACTGGTGCATCTATTGTAGGAATTACACTTGGACCTTGAACACCAATATTATCAATTTTGTTTATTGGCACTTGGATACCTCACAACTACATCAGCACAGATCTTATAGTATGGACTGTCTGGATGAAATGTAATACCAGACTTGATTGCTTCACCACATTTCAATAACCTGACTAATTCAAAGTCAAGTCTTGCTTTATCTGCTTCAGCTTGTTGTCTAGCAATCTCAACCTTTGCCCTTGTCTTACAGATTTCTTGTAGTGATCCATCAAGAGGAAAATTAAAACCAAAACTCATACCAGCGTTACCATTATGAGTTTGATATGTTGTGGGATCATTATTACCACTTAGATTTCCTAATACAAATGGAGAAACACTTATTGTTGGTCCTTGACAACTAACTCCTGATCCGTAGGTGTTAACTGCGAACGGACCTTGTAAGACTTGGACAGCTTGGTTAGTAACATTACCTGTAGCGGAAGCACTAGGACCAGCGATATTAGTATTAGAAGGAGCAGATTGAGCGTAAACCGTGCCATAAAAAAGAAATGCTATTGAGTAAAGACTGATATAGAATTTGTTGTAGATTTTTGTTCTGTAGTTCGATCTATCCATGTTTCTTTTGCCACTCCAGGTCCAAGATGAGTTTCACTGAACTGGAATGGAGCACCTTGTGTCATAATAGTATAGGTTGCTCCTTGATGAGGAGTGGCAGGGATATTAATATTTGTTCCAGTGACAGTGTATGATGTGCCAGTTGTATATTCAACTTGGCGTATTGTTTCTATAATCTTTGTAGATGTTTCTGTTGTTGCTGTTATTGTTCCTCTAGTAAAATTAGGAACAACTTGTTCTGCTAGGGAAGCATTACAAAACCCTAGCAGGAATATCCCTGCTAGGATTTTTTTCATTTAAATACGCTCAATTCGATAGATCTTTGACCTGTCGCTGTCGTACCAGCACCACCAGCAGTCACAGTAGGGACTGATGTGTTAGACAAAGTACCAGCAAGACTTCCAGCAGCACCAGCAGCAGTAGAGGTAATATTTCCATAAGGTGCAATAGCGCCAGTTGATACAGAGTTAGGTGCGGTGTCTGCATCAATTAACGTTTCAGAAAACGTAAATGCTTGACCAGCAGTATTAATTGAATATGTACCAGCACCACCTACACCACCAAACGTGGATGATTGAATGTTCGTACCTGAAACTGAATATTGACCACCAACTCGGATCGCTTGAGAGGCAGCTGCATCTACCTTGAGTTGGACAGAATCTGTAATTTTAGAAGTAATCTCAGCAGCACTTGTGGGAATAGCGAAGAATAACGAAAAAACCAATAGAAGTTTTTTCATTTTTCCTGACAATAATACTAAAATTATTTAGGATGATGTAAAATAAATAGTAACTCATAGTGCAAAATTCAATGGCACGCGAATGGAATACTCCTTTTAGGGAGCCATGGAATCCTGTCATAAAAAAATGTTTAGATGCAATTGACTTGCATACTACTTTGCATTTAGAAACTCAAGATCAATTTCATGTGGAGCAATCTAGATTATTAAGACAATATGTTAGAAATCTAAAGGATTGGATACACGAAACTGAACCTGAAGGATGGCATAGAAAGTGATCCATATACCAGAAATGATCTTGACAAACCCTTTATGCCTTGGTATATTGGGGTTTGCATTGATTGTAGTGCCCATTATGGGAATTATGTTCATCCATGGAAATCTTGACAAGAAATAAATAATCACTTATAATGTAAAATCGCTTTACAGCGATTGCATCATGAGATTTTGATGTGACACTTAGAGCCCAGGAGATTGCCCTTTGAGAAAAGGGATGTGCGCTTTCTCTATTGGGATGTAGAATTCAATCAATTTTAATGCTTAAAGCCATTTCTAGTATCATCGTCTTTGGTCTTGTCGGATTGACACCCGTAACAGCAAAGGCAGCGAGCGGATGTTCACTCGCATCACATTATGGAATCGGTGACGGATATCATGGCAGGACAACTGCTAGTGGTGAACGATATAATGCTTATGGAAAATCAGTAGCACACAAGTGGCTACCATTTGGAACAAAACTGAAAGTAACAAATGCATCCAATGGTAAATCAGTAATTGTGCGAGTAAACGATAGGGGTCCTTATGTTCATGGAAGAACCCTTGACTTGTCTTATGGAGCTTTCTCTTCCATTGCCCATCCAGGTCAGGGTGTTGTTAGCGTTTGTTATTCCAGAGCGTAAGTGATAAATATGGGTGAGAACTGCAGGTCTCATCCTTACTATGAAATTTAACTTTCACTTCGGTAAAAAGAAACCCACTGTTACCAAACTAATCGTAGTAGGGATAACATTAAGTACAATTATTACCACACTATCACACTGTACAGGGGTCAAGGAAGAAAAGATATGGGATCTTGTTGACGAAGTTCAAAGACAACTTCCAAGCAACATCGTCAGAGACATAATTCTTCTTGACCCCCAAAAAATAGAACGTCGTGTGATACGAGATATAGACAAAGCAATAGCAGATTATGAACGCTTGACAGGTGATGATGGAACTGTTAGAATGCTACCACCACGATACTCAGAGTTGCCAGTTGACGATAGAGTATGCTATACTAGGGAATGTAAATCCCTGGGTGGTGAAATGAGACTAACTGCTCCGTGGTATGTGTCTCAGTAGCTCAGTGGATAGAGCAACTGCCTTCTAAGCAGTCGGTCGTTGGTTCGACCCCAACCTGAGACGTTCCTTTACTAGGGAAAATTATGTCATTACTATCACAATTAGATCGACAGATGGTTATCGAAGCATTAGAATACTATGTGCAAAAATTAAAAGACGATAACTGTACACAAGCGTCAATTACAGCATTTCAAACACTTTTGAACTGGGTCGAGCTTGAATATTTCAAACATGAAAATTAATCTTTGGTATTCTGAACCACAAAAACTGTGGCGTTGGACTTTGACAGATGATCAAAAACCAGTTGTAAAACAAGAATCTGGGCAACAACCAGATCTTAGAGCAGCAATGAATGATGTTGCAAATACAGTAGAATATCTAATTAATGGGGTGTAGCTCAGCGGTAGTAGCGGGATGCTGTTAACATCTAGGTCGCAGGTTCGATCCCTGCCGCCCCAGTTGCTACTTTAGCTCAGCTGGATAGAGCAACGGTTTTGTAAACCGTAGGTCGTCGGTTCAAGTCCGACAAGTAGCTTATAAATAACCACAAAGAAACTTTGGTTATGTTAAAGTATAGTAGAGATCATTTAAAAAAAAGTCAAGAGACTTATAGTAGTCACTTGATTTGGGCTACATATGCTGGTATTAAAATGATTTTGGTTGGATGTTCCAGTATTGTTCATGGAATTGTCCCAGCATTTTTTCAAGGTACTGCAGCAAAAACTGTTATTGATTTTTATCACAAACGTTTGGTAAATCATCCAAACAATGAATATCAAAATTATATTGATCAGTATAAAAAATGATTATTACTAGAGAAGTAATTAATAAAAATATTGTATATCATGATTATAATTCTGGATCTAAAGAATTTGAAGTAAAAACATACCAGGATTTAGTAAATTTAATTAACGCTTATAAAAATATTTTAATAAAAAATGGAGCTAAACTTGGAGAAACCATTTTAGTTGCTCCTACTAGAGGATTTAATAATCTAGCAGCATTTATTGCCGCCGCTGAGCTTGGGTTAGGGTCTACTATTGTAAATTCTTTCTTGCAAAAGTCAGTATATTATTCAGATAGTAAAATAAAAACTTTATTACCAATTAATTATTTTATTGCAGATGAAGAAGATTTAAAAGATCTAACTAAACATCAATTTTATTCTATGATATGTGATAAAGTTTTGGTTGAAAAACCAAATGACTTCACAGATAATAAAGAAATATGGGCTACTGAACAAACAGTCCATCATTTATCTACTAGTAGTGGAACTTCTGGGGCACCAAAAAGAATTGAACACACTCACGAATTTACTTATGCAGTAAGTAAACGTAATACGTCTTACATGGGTAAGAATATTATGATTACTGGAAGACCTACACACGGAAGTAGTTTAGCAACATTCTATGTTCCATCTGTTTTATCTGAAAAGACAGAAAACATTTATTTCTGCACTACAGATGATATTACATCTAAAGAACTTAATAAACCAAATACTATAAGCAATCTTTGCGATAGTTTGCAAATTGTTTATGCTGATCTTTTAGATGAAACTCTTAATAAACTAACTAAAAATCCAAATCTAACAGTTTTTACATTGACTGCTATTCGTCCAGAGTGGTTAAAATTTATTAGATTGGGTAGGATAAAAAATATTATAAGTCTATATGGAACGAGTGAAACATCTGGTCCTATAATGATGCAATATGGAAATGATCCTAAATTTTCACCTGAAAGGTTTGAACTTATGGATGATTTTTATCCAGTTACTTTTGAAAATGGAACTTTAGAAACTATTATTCCAATATATAATCGTCATAATAATACTCAAGATATAGTAGAACCCCATCTAAATGGTGGTTTAAAATTGGTTGGAAGAAAGGATCTTATTAGAATTAATGATCTTGTTATTCCTTGTCGAATTTATGATCGAGAGTTATATACTATGTTTTCAAATGCAACATTAACATATGATACACTACATAGTAAAATTTACTTAACTTTGTGGTATGATGATATTGATTTAGAAAAAAAAGTTAATAAATTTTCTTCATATTTAAGATTACAATCTGGAGCAAGGCACTTTATTGCTGATTATGATCGATTAGAATATACCGAGTTTTTGTCTGGAATTAAATTAGATCATGAAATGATACGTCAATACTATAGACAAAAACATGAAAGTAATACCTGAGGCAATTAGAAAAGAATTAATTGATTTGTGTAATCAAGAAATAGATGCACTTATATCACAACGTGCATGGTCATCTAATCAAACTACCTGGGACGAAGGATTATTTGCTGATGTTCCTGGTGTTTGTTTATCTGCAGATGTATCTTTTCTTTTAGAACAAAAGATAAAAAAAGAATTATTATTGCACTTACCACCACTACATGATAAATTATCAATTAATTATAATGTGTGGTTAAAAAATTCTGGTATTCGTTGGCATACTGATGCCAACTATAAATTTGGTGCTACTTTATATTTGAATGAATGGAACAAAAAGTGGGGAGGATTGTTTTTGTGGGAAGATAAGGAAAAACAATTACATGCCCTTTGCCCCGAACCTGGTATGCTTGTAGTAAATACAGAATCCGAAAGCCATTCTGTAGTACAAGTTTCATCCACAGCACCTTATCCAAGAAGATCATTGCAAATTTGGGGAATAAAATAATGTCTGATATATGTAAAGCTCCTTTTACTGGTTTTGTAATTGGTCCTCGGGGAGAAATAAATTATTGTTGTAATGGAATTAGTGAAGATTATACCATCTGTTCTATAGATGAAGTTGAAAATCTTCAGGAGTTTTTTAGTAAATCTGAAAAATTAAATTATGTAAGAGAACAAATGTTGGCAGGTAATTGTGCTGATATTAATCCTTGTGCTGGGTGTTTTAGTAATAAAAATAAATTTACTTTTAAGAATATTATTAACGAAAAATACCCAAACGAAATAAAATCAACGCATATAAGATTTTTAGAATTCACAACTAGCAATTTATGTAATGCTACTTGTGCAATGTGTGATAGTCGATATAGTTCTTCTTGGGTTAAATATGAAAATGCCCCAAGTCCTGTTGTAAAATTATCTAAAACTGCTATTGAAAAAATAGTAAAAATTTTACCAGGATTAGATTGGATGATGATAAAAGGTGGAGAACCTTTTGTCGATAAAAATAATTTTTATATTTTAAATAAATTATTTGATATCAATAAATCTTGTCAAGTATCTTTTGTGTCAAATATGTCTATATTGGAACAGGAACATATAGATACTCTAAAAAGAAACCCAAGTAAAGTTTATATTAATGCTAGTGTTGATGGTGTGGGAAAAGTTTATGACTGGATTAGAAGTACAAAATTTGAAAACACCGTACAAAATATGGAAAGATTGTATTTGGATACTGGAATAAAATCTAGTCTTGCAATCACCTTAAGTATTTTTAATTATTTTAATCTAACTGATATTTTTGATTATTTTTCTAATAAGCCGTATATTACTTGGATTAATTGTGTCAATGTTTTAGAAGGACCTATAGGATGCAGTATTAAATGTTTACCTGAAAAATTATTTGAAGAACAGAAACATAAAATATTAACTCATAGTCAATTAAATAAAGTAACTGATCTTTCTTTGAAAAAGATAAAATCTTTAACTTCTGGAAAAGAAAATAAAACATCAGTTTTTGAACATATACATAAGATAAATCATATGCGAGGATTTGACATTTGTGACTATGTTCCTGAACTAAAAGCATGGCGGGGTTGACAGAGAAATAAAATTCTGCTATATTATACAGGTGTGAAGGAAGTGCAACGGGCATGAGAAATCTGTAAGTCCCATTTTTTTGTCGGTGTGGCGGAATTGGTAGACGCGCTGGGTTTAGGTTCCAGTGGGGTATCCCGTGAAGGTTCAAGTCCTTTCACCGACACCTTGCGAAATTAGTTCAGTGGTAGAACGTCAGCCTTCCAAGCTGAATGTCATCGGTTCGAATCCGATATTTCGCTCCAGGGTGATTAGCTCAGCGGTAGAGCATCTCGTTTACACCGAGGCGGTCGGCAGTTCGATCCTGTCATCACCCATGATATAATAAGTACATGAAAGATAAATTTCCTCTTCCACATGTAGTGGATTGTAATACAAAAACTGTTTGGATACTTTGTGACAGTGCTATTACTGCAATGGGTATTGGGGTTATTACAAAAAAATTCTATCCAGGTTATAATCCAAAAATTGTAAGCAAAGAATTTTTCGATAGCCTAAATAACCAAAAGCAACTTTGAAATGAAACCATCTAAACTGAAAAAAATTATTCAAAAACCTTTGAGGTTTCATCATCAAGATATTCATGAAGAGTTAGACGATATTAGAAATGAACTCAAACACATTAACGATACGCTGCAAGTCATGCGGCAAGGAGTTGAAGAGCTCCTCAAAGCGAATAGTTTGCGGATGCCCAAATCAGGCAACGATTTATGGTGACAAGATTTCAGCAGTAGATCTTTCTCAAATCGTTGTCACAGAAGGCTTGACAAAGCAAAAGCAAACTGGTATACTAAGTCAAGATGATCTTGCTTTTCAAGAAGCAAGGCGTCAAAGAAAAATTAAAAAACTTGAATTTGAAATCCGTTGATGTGGAGACTTTGGTGCAAAGCATTAGGTGAGAAATCTTCTGATAAAAATCATGAAGCAGATTATATTGCAATCATCCGCACTATTATCTTCACTACATATTTTATGACTAATGCATTTATTATTGCAGGCGTTGTAAGACATTGGGATGATAATGAATGGAAGCGTGGCCGAGTGGTTTATGGCAGCAGTCTTGAAAACTGCCGTGTTAGTAGCACCGTTGGTTCGAATCCAACCGCTTCCGCCTTGGGGAATTAGCTCAGTTGGTAGAGCACCTGCTTTGCAAGCAGGCTGTCAGCGGTTCGAGTCCGCTATTCTCCACCACGGGGTGTAGCTCAGTTTGGTAGAGCACTCGCTTTGGGAGCGAGATGTCGCAGGTTCGAATCCTGTCACCCCGATTGCCTTGACATACCAAGGCATTTATCCTATACTAGAACAGTAAACATTCAACAACAAATGTCTCGCAGTCCATTTTTTTCTAAGTTCAAGACGGACATCAAAAAACTTACTGCTGCCGTCGAAGGAACTGTTTATCTTGATGAAGAGTATCCTAAACTTTACGAAAAGCTTTATAAATACTACAAATCTCGCAACGTATACTTCTATGACGATGCGGAAAAAGATTACAACGTAATCCTTGACAATGTAGAATATGATCTTATGGACGCAGGTGTTCTAGTGTAAGTCATGGAGAGACTATAAAAACCCTGGTCGGGAGCAACCCAATGCCTAAATCTAGTATTCTACGATACTTAGGCAATATTCTCCTCATAGTTGGTTATCAAATCATGTTATGGGGAGACTTTCGTTATGGATTACTTATCAAGTGTGTTGGTGGTATTCTATCAATACCTTTTGCAATTAAACTTAAACTTTACGACGTTTTAGTGCTATGTGGATTTTTTTCCATAAACGAAATTGCGAAACTGATAGATTTGTTTTCTTGATTTTCTAAAAATCAAGTGGTGGAGTCAATTATGACCCCTATGAGTTTACGTCATCTCTAAAATGCCGTTGGTGCGGATGGGGAATTTTTCTCCGCCTGGTTTCCAATTTCCAGTCAAAGAATTGGTGGCGAGCCTGAAAAATTATTTCTAAGAAAATGAATTGTACATGTGTACGAAGGGAGCGACCATGGGGTTGGTATGAAAATATCGATGATGGTCCTCACCATAAGGTGAAGCGGATTTATGTAAATCCAAACGCACGCTTTTCCCTTCAGTACCACAATGATCGAATGGAACATTGGGTTATTGTAGAAGGATCTGGTTTAGTTCAACTAAACGAGTATACTGAATGGGTGTATGCTGGCAAACATTTTCAAATTCCAATCAACTCCCGTCACCGCATGACTGCTGGTGATGATGGAGTTCTTTTTATAGAAGTTCAATATGGAGATAAATGTCATGAAGATGACATTGTGCGATTGGAAGATGATTATGGTAGAATAGGTAGTGAGTATTACACGGACTGATGTTTTTAGTTACTGGCGGTGCAGGTTTTATCGGCAGTAACTTTCTTCATTATATGAGGAAGGTTACTAACGAGAAAGTCATCGTTCTGGACAATCTAACTTATGCTGCGGATCTTGGGTTTATTCCTGATGATCCGCAGTTTGAGTTTGTTTGGTGCGATATTACAAATGAAAATCATGTAGATTATATTTTCAAGAAATATAAACCACGCAAAGTCTTTCACTTTGCTGCAGAAAGTCATGTTGATAATTCTATTAAGAACTATCGACCATTTTTAGAATCTAATGTTGTAGGAACTATCAATCTTCTAAATGCTAGTCTAGCAATTGATATTCAAAAGTTTCATCACATTTCTACAGATGAAGTCTATGGATCATTAGAATACGAAGATACTGAATTATTCACTGAAGAAACACCTTATGATCCCAGGAATCCATACAGTGCCAGTAAAGCAGCTTCCGATCACTATGTCAGAACCTGGCACAACACTTACGGATTACCTTATCTCATTACTAACTGTAGTAATAATTATGGTCCTCATCAACACATTGAGAAACTCATTCCAAAGGTAATCTTCAATGCACTTAAGGATGAAGTGACTTATATGTATGGTGGTGGAAATCAAATTAGAGACTGGTTATATGTGTATGATCATTGCCGTGCTATTTGGATGCTTGAAGAGCAACGTGTAATGAATGATCGGTTTAATATTGGTGGTGAATGTGAGTTGAGAAATATTGATGTCACCAAAAAGATTTTAGATATTCTTGGTAAACCACATAGTTTGATTGGAGTATCTCAAGATCGTCCTGGACAAGATAAAAGATATGGGATGAGTTTTGAAAAACTTACACAACGAACTGGTTGGATCCCACACTTTGATTTTGATCAAGCACTTAAAATGACTGTTGATTGGTATCTAAAAAAATGATTTCTTTATATGGTGGTACTGGGTTTGTAGGTGGAAACTTTAGAAAGATGTATGATGGTTGCATAGAAATGCAACGTGATGAACGCAAACCCAAGACAAAAGATATTCTATATTTTATCTCTACAGTTGACAATTATAACGTTCATGATAGAATTACACTTGATGTAGAGACTAATCTAAAAGTCCTATGTGAAGTGTTAGATCACTGTAGATCTGAAGACATTACATTTAACTTTATTAGTTCTTGGTTTGTGTATGGTAAAACTCCATACATGCCAGCAACAGAAGATGCTCGTTGTGAACCAACTGGGTTTTATTCCATTACTAAACGTTGTGCCGAACAACTTATTATGTCGTTCGCAGAAACTTATGGAATGAAGTATCGTATTCTTCGTCTGTGTAATGTTCTTGGAGCGGGAGATCAAAAAGCATCTAGAAAAAAGAATGCTATTACTTGGTTGATTGATGAACTAAAACTTCATCATGACATTAAACTTTATAATCATGGATCACATTGCCGTGATATAATGCATGTTCAAGATGTTTGTCGTGCTATTAAACTAGTTATTGACAAAGGTAACTTGAACGAAATTTATAATATTGGATCTGGAAAACCAACATCCGTTGGTGAAATCATTCATCTTGCCAACCACTATATAAAGTCAAAAGGTAAGATTACGAATATGGAACCCCCCGTGTTCCATAAGAATGTTCAGACAGAAAACTTCTGGATGGACACAAAAAAACTTCAATCACTTGGATTTGAACCAAAACTTTCTTTAGAATTTATTGTCAAAGATTTATGTCTGTAAACGACAAAGTAACAAATTTTATTTCACAACTTCAGCGTGAAGGTGAAACCCTGTTTCCATATCTTGCGAATAAGAATTGGAAACGTGGGGATCAGATTTTTTATTCTGGTCCCTATTGGGATGAACGTGAAGTTGCTGCAGCAATTACAACTCTTTTAGAAGGTAAGTGGTTACCTGCTGGTGAAGAAGTCAATAAGTTTGAACGAGCATTTTCCAAGATGTTTGAGTTCAAGCATTCTGTGATGGTCAACTCAGGTTCTTCTGCGAACCTAGTGATGATTGCTGCTCTGAAAAAATATTTTGATTGGCAAGATGGTGATGAGATTATTGTTTGTGCATGTGGTTTCCCAACTACAATCAATCCCATTATTCAGAATGGATTGAAACCTGTCTTCGTTGATATTGATTATAGTGATCTTAACTGGAACTTAGATCAGATCCGAGAAAAGATTACAACCAAAACAAAGGCTGTATTTTCTTCACCTGTCTTGGGAAATCCCTACGACTTTGATAAGTTTCTCGATATTATCCACAGGTATAACCTTGAGTACATCGCTGACAACTGTGATAGTCTTGGCAGTAGGTGGAGAGGTGATCTTCTTACCAAACATGCCGTCGCAGCGTCGTGTTCTTTTTATCCAGCGCATCATATCAGTACTATCGAAGGAGGAATGGTTTCCTCCAACATTGAAGAGATTGTCCAGATCGCTAGATCTTTTGCCTGGTGGGGTCGTGGATGCTACTGTGTAGGATCCCAAAATAAATTGCCCAACGGTGTTTGTGGAAATCGCTTCGACCGCTGGTTGGAAGGGTACGACAAGGATGTCGATCATAAGTATGTCTTCGGCGTTCAAGGATACAATCTCAAGCCTGCCGATCTGCAGGGGTCTATTGGTCTTGTACAGTTGGAGAAGCAAATAGAGATACATGCTATCCGTCGTCTCAACAAAGCTCGACTTCATGAGATCTTCTCTAAGATCCCTGGTGCGAGGGTTATTGAAGAGAAAGAACATGCTGAAACCTCGTGGTTTGGAGTTCCTATTGTGTACGAGGACGGTAAACCGAACCTTGTCAAATATTTAGAACAACATGGTATTCAGACAAGGAATTACTTTGCTGGTAATATTCTTGCACATCCTGGATATCGTCACATCGAACCAGCATCAAACTATCCTAACGCTTCTAAGGTGTTGGATAATGTATTCTTCCTTGGGTGTAGTCCAGTTATTACTCGTGAAATGATTGACTACATAGAGGAGGTTGTTGAAAACTATACTAAAAACAATTTACAATGGCATCCAGTATGACACAGTATACTAAGAAAGCACTAGTTCTTGGTGCAGGTGGCTTTATCGGTAGTCACATGGTCAAACGTCTCAAGTCTGAAGGATATTGGGTACGTGGAGTTGACATGAAAAGACCAGAATTTTCTCCAACTGAGGCAGATGAATTTGTTCTTGGAGATCTTCGTGATGTAGATTTTGTTCGTCGTGTCCTTGAATGGAAGGGTACATCGGGAAACTTCTACAATTCAGTTCCTTATCGTTATATTCAAGTATTTGATGAGGTTTATCAGTTTGCTGCTGATATGGGTGGAGCAGGATTTGTTTTCACTGGAGAGCATGATGCTGATATTATGCACAACTCAGTATCAATCAATCTCAACGTGCTTGATCAACAGGCAAAAATGAATGAACGCTATGGCGTAAATAAGACTAAAATTTTCTATTCTGGGTCTGCTTGCATGTATCCAGAACACAATCAACTTGATCCCGATAACCCAGATTGTCGTGAAGAAAGTGCTTATCCAGCTGATCCAGACAGTGAATATGGTTGGGAAAAACTTTTTTCGGAACGTCTTTATTTTGCCTATCATCGCAACTATAATATTCCTGTGCGTGTTGCCAGATATCATAATATCTTTGGTCCCGAAGGAACTTGGGAAGGCGGACGTGAGAAAGCTCCTGCAGCAATTTGTCGCAAAGTTGCCTACCTTCCAAAAGAAGGTGGATCTATAGAAGTATGGGGTGATGGAAAACAAACTCGCTCATTCCTGTATATCGATGAGTGTATTGAAGCAACCCGTCGTTTGATGGATAGTGATTTTATGGGTCCAGTGAACATTGGATCTGAAGAAATGGTGACTATCAATCAACTTGTGGAGACTGCTGCTAAAGTTGCTGGTAAGTTTGTTGATAAAGAACATATTGATGGTCCTCTTGGTGTTCGTGGTCGCAACTCAAACAACGATCTTATCCGTGAAAAACTAGGATGGGATTACTCGATGACCCTTGAAGAAGGAATTGCTAAAACTTACAAGTGGATTAACGAACAAATTCTTAAGAAGGTATATACTGAAAACTGATGAATACACATTACGACGCAGAACTTGATGCACTGAACAACCCCTTTCCTGGGGTAGAAAAAATTAAAAGAAACTTTTCTCAAGCATATCAAGACTTGTTTGTCTTAACAATGCTTCAAGGAAAACGTAGTGGTAAGTATCTTGAAGTTGGTGCAAATCATCCAGTAGAATTCAATAATACTTTTCTTTTAGAAGATAAGTTCATGTGGAAAGGAATTTCTGTTGAAATTGATAAGGAGATGGTTGAGTTGTTTAACACAGTTCGCCATAATAAATGTGAATATGCAGATGGTACTGTCTTTGATTTTCAAAAAAAACTAGATGGTCGTAGGTGGAAAGATAAAACAATTGATTATCTTTCACTTGATTGTGAACCTGCAATGACAACTTATAAGATCCTAACTAGAATTCCTTTTGATGAATATAAAGTTTCTGTGATCACATACGAAACTGATGTCTACAAAGACGGTCCTCAAGCAAGAGAACTGTCAAGAGAATTTTTGAAGTCTAAAGGATTTGAATTAGTTGCTGCTGATGTATGTAATGGTAATAATCCTTATGAAGATTGGTATGTAGATCCTACGGTTATTCCAGAAACACTTTGGGGTCCATTCATTTCTGAGGGTGCTGAAGCAAGAAGTTTATTTGTATGTCAGTAAAAATTTCACATTGGTATGGAAGACTTGGTAATAACATTCAACAGTGTGCTGTTGGATGTATGGTTGCTGAGTTATTGATGACGCAGTTTGAAAGTATTGATCATGAGATTATCTCCAAATACCAGAAATCGTTTGGATACAGCACTCAAGAGTTATCATCAAAGTTCTTCTATTGGGAAGGTCCGTACAAAGAAGTCAATATTCCAGTTGACCACATTTATCGCAATATGCGTAGGATCTGTAAAGAACACATTGCACCACATCTTAAGATACCACCAAGGCAAATTATACCTGACGATACTGTTGTTATTCACATTAGGAGTGGAGATATTTTTGACCAAGTTCATCCTAACGGGCATCAGTATACTCCTAATCCTCTTGATTTTTACAACAAATTACTTTCCAATTTTGAAAGGGCAATTGTCGTTACGGAACCTGACAAAAACAATCCCATTGTTGAAGTTCTTAGACAAAACCCAAAGGTAATAGTACAATCTTCATCTGTTGCTGAAGATTTTGCAACACTAATGTCGGCAAAAAACTTAGCAAATTCTGGTGTAGGAACATTTTGTGTTGCTGCTGCATTGTGCAGTGAACATGTGCAGAATTTTTATTGTACAGATCTAATGTTGACAGAGCATCTAAATTATAGTATGCTTGTAGGTACAGATATCAATGTCTGTCAACTAAAGTTAAATGATTATCTTCAAGTTGGTGAGTGGACAAATACTGAAGATCAGAGGAATTTTATTCTTGAATATGTTTTATGAAAATTTTTGATACATTCACCTTCTATAATGAACTCGATCTACTGGAACTTAGGATGAATATCCTGGGTGATATAGTAGATTATTTTGTTATCAATGAATCTACGATTACTTTCACTGGAAAGAAAAAACCATTATACTTTGCAGAGAATAAAGAACGCTTCAAGAAATGGCAAGATAAAATTATTCACCACGTCTTAGATGATAACAATGAGACCTTAGAAAAATACTGGGAAGGTGTACCATATCATCGAAGTATGATGGAAGATGATATCTATAAACTTCCATTGCACTATCAGCGTGCTTGCTTTCATAAAGATAGTGCAATCTATGCCTTGTTAGATCACGCACAAGATGATGATATTATCTTGACTAGTGATGCTGATGAGATTGCCAATCCAGAAGCAATCAAAGCGATTGATGAATGGTTTGATCCAATTAATCATTATGTTCTCAAGGGTCCAGTTTATTATTACTATCTAAATCTTCTGTGCGAGAAGGAGTGGATGGGGACAAGAGTTTCTACCATGAAGATGCTAAAGACTATGAGTGTAGATAAACTCAGACAGTCGCATCAAGATGCATGGAAAGTTGAAGATGGATCTTGGCACTGGAGTTTCTTTGGTGATGCTGATACTGTTCGTGCAAAAATGGATGCATATGAACATCAGGAAAATAATCTTCCACAATTTAGGGACAGTATGGAAGAACGTATTGAAAAGGGCATTGATCCTTTTGGTAGAGATTATCTTTACACCCCACAAGTTGTTCCTATTGATGATACTTTCCCAGAGTACATCATTAAAAATAAAGATAAGTTAGCAAAGTATATCAAGTGAACATTATTGAAGGCGTAGCAGTTTCTAATCACTGCGATTATTCTTTTGGTGATCAATCTGGGTGCATTGGTCGTGTGCCTGGATCGTTCATGAAACAAGCAGATCCATCTAATCTAGAGTTTGTTGAACTTGTGAAGGATAAAAAATGGATGACTGTCTTTATCGATAACATTCGACTTTATAATAGATCAATTAAATGCACTAACGATGAAGACCAGCGTTGGGTTGATGCACTGCTTGAAACCAATAACATGTTAGAAACATGTGCAGCGTTTCCAAACACAAATTTTATCATTTTTACTAATCTAGAAGATACACCGATCAGCAAAGATATTCATGATCAAATTCCCGACAATGTAAAGGCAATTTATGGTGTAAATGCCATTGGATTTAGTGGCAAAGTTCATCCTTTTCCATATGGTGTTCAGCGTATTATTCATCCGTCTGATAATCGTATTGCTATTTTGCATAAAGCAATGGAGCGTGATGTAAATCCAACAAAACTTCTTTATATTAATCACGCTGAGCATACAAATATTAGTGAACGTGGTAATATTAGAGAAAAATTTGCAAAGTTGAAGTATGCAACTGTAGATAACAGAGTATCTTACGATATCTATTGCAAACAAATTCAAAATCATAAGTTTATGATTTGTCCTCAAGGAAATGGTGTAGATTGTCATAGGAACTGGGAAGTTCTTTATTTAAAAAGAGTTCCTATTATGAAAAGAACTCCGTATCTACAGGAACTGTACAAAGATTATCCTGTTCTTTGGGTTGATGATTATGCAGAAATTACTAAAACCCTTCTAACAAACAATGAGTATCTTTTTGATCAAGCTAGAAATCTAGACAATAATCTGCTAGACTTGTATTCAGTATTTAATCGAGCTGTGAAACGTGCTAAAAATTCCTGATGTAACATTATTGATGTTGGCAGATATTGATATACCTGATGCGGTATATGCTGTCAATAAATCCTGCGAAGAAATTGAATGGGGTGCTGTAAAGTTTCTCGGCAGCAAAGGCAAACCAGATGGTCTTTGTGATCAAGCAACTTTTGAATTGACATATCCAATTCAAAGTATCAATGATTTTAATTTTTACTGCATTTATAATCTTGGCAAACATGTAGAGACATCTCATGCATTGTTGATCCACCCTGATGGATATGTTATTCGTCCATGGTTATGGGATAATGCTTGGCTTCAGTATGATTATATTGGGGCACCATGGAGAGATGATCCGACTGCATATCTAGATCCTTGGGGTAAAAATCAACGTGTTGGTAACGGTGGGTTTTCACTTAGAAGTAAAAAGTTATTAGAACTATCAAGCACTGTAGAAATCCCCTGGGAAGTTAATGTTGGAGATTTTTATAAGCATATGAATGCTGGTCTATATAATGAAGACGGCAACATTTGTGTTCATAATAGGCATATTTTTGAAGCAAACGGATGTAAGTTTGCACCCGTAGAAGTTGCATCTAAATTTTCCAGAGAAGAAACCTTGCCAGATAGCGAGAAAGAAACTTTTGGATTCCATTATCATTTTCAAGAAATAAGATGAAGGCAAACGTATTTCCACTATGGTGGAACCCTTGGGGAGAAAAGGGACTTGATTTAGGTAATACTGCAGTTAGCATTTCAATTGATAACTTGTCTTTTGATCCAGATGCTGATTATAGAATTTTGTTTCTTGCGGAACCTTACGCTATCGCACCCACAGTCAATGAAGGTGCTCTAAGAAATGCCAATTCGTTTGATAAGATCTATACATTTGGTCAAGCAATCTTAGACAAATATAAAACAGCAGAACTTTTTCCATGGGGTTCTTCGTGGTTAGATTTTAAAGATCTTAAGGTCAATAAAAATCCACATATTACTTTTGTAACTAGTAGTAAAAGTCAAGCTCCAGGACATGAACTACGATTAGCAATTCATGAAGTGCTTGCTAATCTAGATGAAGTTAATGGTCTAGAAATTTATCAGCATAAGTCACCACCATTCCACGAAAGACGAAACGACTTTTTTGAAACCGCAATGTTTCATATTGCGGCAGAAAATTCTCAGCAAAAGAATTATTTTACTGAAAAAATTATTGATTGTTTTGCAAGTAAAACTATTCCTATCTATTATGGTTGTCCAAACATTGGTGATTGGTTTAATATGGACGGTATTATCACTTTCAGTGATATTAAAGATTTAGAAAATATCTTTGACTATATTGATGAAGACTACTATAATAGTAGACAAGCAGCTATTGAAGAGAACTATGAGATTGCTAAACAATTTCATGGCGTCAATGATGTTGTTCCAAGATTAACAAGAAAAATTATTCAGGACGTGAAAGAACATGCCACTCAACGGATCTAATCAAACCAATTACATTCAAAAAGATTATGAATTCCTAAGGGTAAAACCAGAAGGAATGAAAGATTTGAAGAAAAATTATTCACAAGTGTGGCAAGATATTTTTGCTCTTGTTGTTAATGATGCCAAACAAAGCGGATCTTTTATTGAGGTTGGTGGAGCACAACCTTGTATTGGTAACAACACTTGGTTACTTGAAGAGCAATATGGATGGAGAGGATTTTCTATTGAATTGGAAAAGGAACTTTGTGATATGTGGACTTCTGGATTGAGACCTAATACTCAACTGTTTTGTACTGACGCACTTGAGTTTGATTATATTGAAGCAGCAGATACTCTTGGTCTTCCGAGACATATGGATTATCTCTCATTTGATCTTGAACCACCTGATATTACATTAGAAGCACTTAAAAAGTTTCCTCTAGATAAATTAAGCTTTAATGCTATTACTTACGAACATGATGCCTATCGTGGATGGGGGGATATCTATGCTCATCGTGAAATTTTTTCTAAACATGGATATGATTTAGTTGGAGAAAATTTGAGAAATAATGGATGCACTATGGAAGAATGGTTTATTCATGAGAGCGTTAGTAGAGATATTCGTGATGCATTGCGCCATGGTAATTGTGAAGCATATCAACTTTTGTTAGATCTATGAGAGTAAGTGTTTGTATACCGTGTTATGAAAGTCATGGTAAAGCTAAACAGTATTTGTTTGAAATTTTTCACGCATTAAGTCAACAAACTTGTAAAGACTTTAATGTATGGATTTCTGACCATAGCAAAAATGATGATGTTCTAGAAGCTTGTCAAGAATATGCAGATCTTTTTGAGATTAATTATATTAAAAATGAAAACGATCTAGGTTCTATTTCTGTCAATACAAACTGTGCTCTTGAACATGCTGATGGAGAAATACTCAAAGTCATGTTTCAGGATGATTTTATTTTAACCAAAACTTTAATAGAAGAACTTGACAAAGCATTTCAAAATGATATATTATGGGCAGTAACTGGGTTTGCACATACTATTGATAATGGGCAAACACATTATAATCCAAAACTACCACAATATAATGATCGTCTTTTGGAAGGAGTAAACACTTTAAGTTCTCCTTCTATTCTTGCTATGAGAAATGGTCTTAATGAGTTTTTCGATGAGAAACTGACCATGCTTATGGATTGTGATATGTATTATCGTCTCTATAAATATCACGGTGAACCTGCAGTTTTAACTGATTATCACATCTCTAATCGAGAGCACAAAAACCAAACCCAAAGATTGCAAGAGCATCTTTTACCATCTGAAATTGAGTATTTGAAGGAAAAGTATAAATGATTGGATTTAATCATCTAGGTCGTCATGGTCGTCTGGGAAACCAGATGTTTCAGTATGCAGGACTTCGTGGAATTGCTGCCCATCGAGGGTATGATTTTGCAATTCCTCCAAGCGATTTTAAAGATCCCTGGACGGATCATCAATTGTTTGAAGCATTCAAACTAACAGGTCTTACAAATATCGCAGTTGTTCCTGGACCTTATGTTCAGGAAACATCATTTAAATTTGATGAGAACCTATTTAACAACATGCCTGATGGGCATAATGTATACGGATATCTTCAAACTACAAAATATTTTTCTCATATTGAAAAAGAAGTACGTGAAGATTTTCAATTTAAGAACGATATTTACGGTCCTTGTAAAGAACTTATTGATAGCGTAGAAGCACCTATTGCTTTGCATGTTCGTCGTGGAGATTATCTTGTAAACTCTGATAATCATCCACCTTGTCCTAAGGAATATTACGATGAAGCACTATCGAGATTTGATCCTTCTCGTAACGTTATTGTTTTTTCTGATGATCCTCAATGGTGTGGGACTGTATTTACTGATGACAGGTTCCTCATCTCTGAGGGCGGCGATAACTTAGCCGATCTCTGCATGATGACACTATGCACAGATTTTATTATTGCTAATTCATCATTCTCTTGGTGGGGATCTTGGTTATGTGAAAATAAAGATAAGCGTATTATCGCTCCTAACAAATGGTTTGGTACTGGTTATACTGCAGCACACGATACATCTGACTTATATTGTTCAAATTGGGAGGTAATCTAATGGAAGAATTGGAGTTTGTAGAACAAGAATATATCCCATTAAGGGAAGCAACATTTATCATCCCACTTCGTATTGAAACGGATGATAGAATGCGTAATATTATCACCACTTTGATTTTTCTTCTTCGTGGATTTGATACAACTGTAATTGTTAAAGAGTTTGATAGTGTATCAACATTTGAGCAGTCTGTATTACCTCAGTTAAAAGAAGCTTTAACTGAAGATCAGTTGAAAAATCTTATCCATGTGTTTGAACAGACTGATGAATATATTTTCCATCGAACAAGATTAATTAATGATATGGTGTTGATGGCTAAAACACCAGTGGTTGTTAACTATGATAGTGACATCCTGTTACCAAAAACTACATATGTTCAAGCAGTAGATTTAATTTTGAATGGATTTGTAAATCCAAATTTTCCTAATGCAAAACCAGAACCAATTAAAGTTGTTTATCCTTATGGGTATGGAGATTATCAACGTCAAGTTTTCTATGATGATGAGCAGGCAAGTAATTTCATCAATTCTAACTTTAACTTTTTAGTATTTACTAATACTAGACCTTGGGATGCTAAGTTTGGGTTCTGTCAATTCTTTGATAGAGAAGAATATATTCGCCTAGGCATGGAGAATGAAAACTTTGTATCTTATGGATACGAAGACGATGAACGATATAATCGCTTCAATCAATTATCCCATGTGGCAAGAATTGATGAAACCGTTTATCATTTGGAACATAAAAGAACTTCTAATTCTTGGTTTAATAATCCTCATATTGAAGAGAACAGAAAACTTTTTGAATATTTGTCAAGGATGTCCCCAGATAAAATCCTAGAGTATTATACTAATCAATCTTATATGGCAAATCGAGGTGTTATTCACGGGAAGAAGATTGGTGGATAAAAATAAATCATCTTACAAGTTAAAAGATTTTCCTAAGTGTTTGTGGATTAATCTTGATAGATATCCAGAAAGAAGAAAGTACATGGAGGATCAGTTTTCTTATTGGGAAATAGAAGATCATCATCGTATATCTGGAATTGATGGTAAAGAAGATGATCCAACTTCATATTTGAAGGGGACTATTCCACACAATATGAACCAAGGGGAGATTGCTTGTGTTCTTTCTCATCTTAATGCAATTAAATATTTTTTGTATGAAACAGATCTTCCTGAAATTATGATTATGGAAGATGATGTTGATCTTTCTACTGCTAAGTATTGGAACTTTACTTGGAAAGAAGTTCGTAAAAGACTTCCCATCAATTTTGATACCTGTCAGTTCACAATCATCAATCCAAATGGTATTACGCTGAAATTACACCATCGATTTATTAATGATTTTTCTGCTGCATGTTATTTAATTACTAGACATCACGCAGAAAAAATTTTTAAACTTCATAATAGAGGATCTTGTTGGAAAATCGATCAGAATATTAAACCAAGAGCTGTATCTGAAGATCTAATTCTTGATAGTGGAAAGGGATATTCAACGCCATTATTCAACTATAGATTAGATTTGGGTTCAGCAATTCATGAAGAACACATTGATATTTTTCATAAGGATAGCAGAAATGCTCTTGTAGAATTTTGGCAACATCAAGGTCCAGATCAAAGCGTAGATCAAATTATGGAACTTGATGAATATTGTGGTAGAATACCACCACAAGTATATCTAAATCAGCAACAATGAACCTTATAGATCACATTGGTATTTTTGAAAATGCTGTTCCTGATGATATGTGTGACAGCATTATTCTTGCATTTGATAATTGGACGGATAAAAAATTTACTCCTGAAGTTAAAGAGTGGATTTCTTCTGGACAAGAGCAATTTCAAGATAGAATTTTAAGTAGAAGTGATCAACAACTTTATCTTGAGTATGTTGATCTAAGAATGGCTATGCAGCTCAATACATTTATTGGACAATGTTTTGAGCAATATGCAAAGCATTATCAGGGGATTGTTCAAGATAATGATCCTGTATCTTCATGGACAACTAAAGTTCAAAAGACTGTATCTGGAGGTGGATATCATAAATGGCATTGCGAGAATGGTGTGTTTATGTATCGAGATCGTGTTTTAACTTGGATGGTTTATTTAAATGATATTCCACCTGAGAATGGCGGGGCTACAGAATTTTTATATCAAAAATTAGCATTACATCCTAAGAAAGGCACAGTAGTTCTTTGGCCAGCTGCATATACTCACATGCATAGGGGTGGATTTTTGACAGGACCTATCGATAAATACATTGCAACGGGATGGTTCCTTAGAGAACCTGGAAATATTAGTAGTAAAGTGCTTTCTGAACTGTGATCATATACACATGCATTACTAATGGATACGATAGAATATCTGAAGAAAACTATTATGATCCAGATATTAGATATGTGTGTTTTTATGATGGTGAATTAGAAAAAATAGGACCCTGGGAATTTGTCAAACTTAATTTAGACATTGAGTGTTCTGTAAGAAGATCCTATCATCCAAAACATCTCCCACATCATTATTTTGATGAGGGAGAAATTACTTTATGGATAGATGGATCATATACTATCACTAAAGAAATCGTTGAAAAGTATAAAACAGAATTTATTGAGCACGATTTAATTTTACAAAAGCATCCCGCAGAAAGAAATATATTAGAAGAGATATCAAAATTATATTACCATGGATTTTCTTCTGAACAGGAATGTTTAGATATGGCTCAGAAGATAAAAGAATGTGGATATATGATTAGAGAATATGAGCAAACAATTAATTGTATTGTTTATAGGAGATTAACTTCTCAAACTATTAAGTGGTCTGAAGCATGGAGAAGGTGGTATGATCTTGGTGTTAACCGAGATCAAATTTCTAGTGCGTTAGCAGAATGGGAGGTAATGAAAGCAGAACGTATTGATTTGCTTGTTGATGTTACCAACACTACACGAGTAAAAGAATATTCTGAAAGTTATAAGATATTAAATAGACCAAATACGTTACAATTTAAAGAATTTATTGCTAAATTGTGTAAAATTTTTAATGTTCGTCAAAAAAATTTCATCGACAAAAATAAAATGTTAGACCAGAAAGAACTTTCTTTTTATAAACATCCAGGATTTGAAGGAACCCCAGTCGATAAAAGTAAAATAGTAATCTATACATGCATAACAAATGGTTATGATGTGTTTCCAGAAGAAAATTATTATGATCCAGATATTAGATACGTTTGTTTTCACGATGGAACTATAGACACAACTAAAGGACCATGGGAATATATTGATATTAGAAATTATTGTGATATTAAATGTCCTCGTCGATTATCTTTTTATCCAAAGGCTAATCCACATTTATTTTTCCCAGAAGGAACACATACTGTATGGATAGATGGATGTTATATCCATACAAAACAATTTATAGAAAATACATTATATTGTTTTCCTTTTACAATGCTTCGACATGCATCTAGATTTTCTTATTATGATGAAATGCTAGAAGGATTTCTATGTGCTTTTTTCAGTTATGATGATGCGATTAAATTGACAAAAAATTTAAAGGAGAACAATTATGAATTCAGGAAATATTCTAGTCCACTTGGAACAATAGTTTGGAGAACTATAAATCAAGAAACAAAACGTTTTAATGAATTGTGGTATGAATATTCTTTAATAGGATCTAATAGAGATCAAGTTGCTTTTGATGTTGCTTTACAGTTTACAGGCATTCAACCTTTTGTATTTGAAGATAGGAATAATTCTGGAGTTTCTTTAGGATTTTTCAATAAAAAGGGAAGACGTGGAATGCATCCTCAGAATGGAAATAAAAAACAGCATTTAAAGAAAGATAAATTTTTAAATGATATGCAAAAAATTACTGGGTTAAGCGTAAAGATGTATACTAAATACCCAGACCATGCTTTTTATATGGGAGTTTATAAAATATTATGATCATTTATACGTCTATTACTAATGGATATTGTGAACTGCCTGAACTTGAAGATTTGGGGCATCAGTATATTTGTTTTCATGACGGTACTGTTGAACCAAAATCTCCTTGGGAATTAAGAGACATTAAATTTGAACATAAGGATCCTGTTGTTCTTTCAAGGCATCCTAAAATTTTATTTCATGAATATTTTAATGAACCTTGTGTATATGTTGATGCTTCTAGATTGCATCTAATTAATAATCAACAATTCTTTGATATCTCTGAGGTTATCTTAGAAGAAGATGATGTTTTTATACTAGAGCATCCAGAGCAGCACAATTATTTTGAAGAATGTTTAGAATATTATTTAAAATCTTGGGTAGATGAAAAAAGTATTGTAAAACTTACTAAGAGTTTATCCAAATTAAAATATGATTTCTTAAATCACGAAACAATATTTGCATGTGTTTTATGGAGAAATCCTAGCGAAAATACCATTAAATGGTCTAAGTTGTGGTGGGAATTTTATCTGCAATGTGGACCTAGAGACCAGTTATCTGGATCAGCATCATTAAGAATATCAAATATATCTTACGAAAAAGAACATCCAGTTTCAATCGTATCTCAGTTTTCTTTTTATCGAGATTGGTGGAATAGTCTTGCAGGAAAATCAGGTAATTATGAGATAAAGAAAAAGAAAACCTGGGACTGGAAAAAGTTTATTGATGATTTATCAGAGGCTTCAAAAGTAGATTGTAAAACTAAAATTGATTTAAATCGTTTGAAGTATTTGCAAGGTACTAAGACTGGTTATGTATTCAAGGAAATTTTAAACTCATTTAATTATAAAATCACTAGTGATATAGAACAGAGTAAAGAACAAAAAGAAGCATATCGAATTCATGTTGAAGAGCTTATTAAACCTAATGAGGTAAAATTTACTGTTTATAGTTGTATTACTAATAATTATGATACTATACCAGAAGAAAATTATTATGATCCTAATGTTAGATATGTAATGTTCCATGATGGAACTATAGATACAACGAAAGGACCTTGGGAATATATCGATATTAGAGATTATTGTGATTTAACATGTCCAAGAAGACTATCTGCTTTCCCCAAACTAAATCCTCACAAATTATTTGAACCAGGAGAACATACTGTTTGGATAGATGCATGTTATATTCAAACAAAAGAGTTTATTGAATTTTCAAAAACTGTTTTTCCAACTAAAGGAATAACAACATTAGAGCATTGTTATCGATTTACATATTATGATGAAATGCTTGAAGGATTTATGTGTGGATTTTTCTCATACGAAGCTGGTATAGAACTGACGAAAAAACTTGCAAAAACTAATTATAACTTTAAAGATTATATTAGTCCTTGTTGCACTATTCTTTGGAGAACTATTAAAACTTCAAAACAGTTCATCGATTTTTGTGACCTTTGGTGGGAATGGTCATTGGTCGGATCTAATAGAGATCAACATTCATTTGATGCGGCAAGACAGTTTACTGAAATACCTGTTTTTAGAGTAGAAAATAAACCACCTTCAACAATTGCTGGTGGAATTGATTTAAGATTTGATTTAAAAAATCAAAATAGAAAAGGAAAACATCCTAAGCGTGGTTCTACCGATCAGTGGAGACGTAGAGATGAATTCTTAAAAGAACTTCAGCAGTATACTAATCTAAATCCAAAAATTTATGCAAAGCATGAACACATCACAATGATGGATTGGAATAATGTATTTGAAACTGATACAGTTCGTAATGAATATATGTCTAAATCTTCAACCATGAGAAACCTTGCTCATCAACAATCTCTTTGGGGAGACTTTTTATCAATCAATGATGCAGTATGGTCTGATCACAAACCTTCTCATTTAAAACGTATCGATGCTGCTAGACTTGAGAAGATTAAGGAAATGCAACAGAAGTGAGTATTTATACGCATTGACTGTTAGGGAATTCTGATATATGATAAATAATGTGAAGAAATGGAAACATTTCTTAACATAATTAATCCCACAATTACTCGGAGTTTTAAATGACTGCATCCATCGCCCAACAGCGTGGAAGCAATATTTGGCAAGAGTTCTGTGAATGGGTAACCTCAACCGACAATCGTTTGTATGTCGGTTGGTTTGGAACACTGATGATTCCTACCCTTCTCGCAGCAACCATCTGCTTCATTGTTGCTTTCATTGCTGCACCTCCCGTCGACATCGACGGCATCCGTGAGCCTGTTGCCGGCTCCCTGATGTACGGCAACAACATCATCTCTGGTGCTGTTGTTCCATCGTCTAACGCTATTGGTCTTCACTTCTATCCCATCTGGGAAGCAGCAAGTCTTGATGAATGGCTTTATAACGGTGGTCCCTTTCAGTTGATTGTTTTCCACTTCTTGATCGGCATCTACGCTTATATGGGTCGTGAATGGGAACTGTCCTATCGTCTCGGAATGCGTCCTTGGATCTGTGTTGCTTACTCTGCACCTGTTGCTGCTGCTAGTGCAGTATTCCTTGTTTATCCTTTTGGTCAAGGTTCTTTCTCTGATGCTATGCCTCTGGGAATTAGTGGTACGTTTAACTACATGCTTGTCTTCCAGGCAGAACACAACATTCTAATGCATCCTTTCCACATGCTTGGAGTTGCTGGTGTGTTCGGTGGTTCTCTGTTCAGTGCAATGCACGGTTCTCTGGTTACTTCCTCACTGGTTCGTGAAACGACTGAGAACGAAAGTCAGAACTATGGTTACAAGTTCGGTCAAGAAGAAGAGACTTATAACATCGTTGCTGCTCACGGTTATTTTGGTCGCCTTATCTTCCAATATGCCTCGTTCAATAACTCCCGTTCGCTGCACTTCTTCCTTGCTGCTTGGCCTGTTGTTGGTATCTGGTTCACTGCTCTTGGTGTTAGCACCATGGCATTCAACCTGAATGGTTTCAACTTTAACCAGTCCATTCAAGATAGTCAGGGTCATGTAATTAATACATGGGCAGACATTCTTAATCGTGGTGGTCTTGGTATGGAAGTAATGCATGAACGTAACGCCCATAACTTTCCACTAGATCTTGCTGCTGCTGATGCAACTCCTGTTGCTCTAACTGCACCTGCTATTGGTTGACAAGAACATAAACAAATGTTATACTGGGGGTTCGATAAGAACCCTTTTTTTATGTACGATTATTGGGTAGTTACAGACACTAGAACTGGTCGAGTTATTGCACACTGTGGTGAAGAACTTGATGCTATGATGTTAGTTGGATTTGATAAAGATAAAAGGTCTTATCGAAAACAAAAGTTTATTTTAGATCAAGTTATTACAGTAACATCATCAGTAGATAAACAACTTCCTGGGCAAATTGGTTTACCACCTGGAACTTATAAAATTGAAGACAGAAAAATATATAGTATTGAGGAAGGAACCTCAATACCAGTAACCATAAATTAAAATGAAAGCAGTAATATATTCAAAACCAGATTGTCCATACTGTGAGAAAATAAAAGTAATTTTATTCCATTTTGCCATTGAATATAAAGAATACATATATGGTAGAGATTTTGATCGCACACAATTCTATGCTGAATTTGGTGAGGGATCAACATTTCCGCAGGTTTTATTAGATAATAAGCACATTGGCGGATGCACAGACACAATCAAATATCTAAAGGAACAAAATCTAGTTTAGATATATCAATAAATAAAGGTGTAGAACTTCTACTTAGGAGTAAGAAACCAGAAGTAAAAATCTTAAGATTTGGAAAGTGGTTTCTTCCTTTTACAAACAAGGAATTTACCATTTGCTTAGAAATAAGAGAACGGTAATCCCAGGAGAATAAAAATGTTAGCAGCTGTCATTTGTTTAGCAACACTATGTTGCCTGTTGACATTGGGTTTAGGAGTTGTTGTTGGGTATTTGGTTAGACAATACTTACAAGATGTCACACCACAGTATTCACATCCTGAAATGTTTGATTCTAATGGCAACCCACTTCCAGACGAAATTATTGCCTTCAGATTTGAAGGTAACGCAGAACACTTAGATGAATTTGACGATTAACTATGACAAAACTACCAAATAACCCCTTGGTTTCTGAAGTTTTCAAAGCTGCGCACGGCGGAAAAACTGTAGAACGTAAGGTTGAAATTTTACAAGAACACAGAAGTGACCATATCAAAGCACTTCTCATCTGGAATTTCGATAAAGGACTTGAAAGTGCTCTTCCGCCAGGTGAAGTTCCTTATAAAAAGAATGAAGCACCTGCAGGAACTGCAGGACATACTAGACTTGTTCACGAATGGAGAATGCTTTATAACTTTGTCAAAGGCGGCAACGATAAGATTTCACAAATGAAGCGTGAACAAATGTTTGTTCAACTTCTTGAGGCACTTCATGCTGATGAAGCAGAAATTGTTACTTTGGTAAAAGATAAAGAATTACAATCAAAGTATCGCATCACTAGAAGTGTTGTTGAACAAGCATATCCCGAAATTGTTTGGCGAGATAAGTGATTGGAATTTTCATTGATATAACAGATCATTGTAATTCTAAATGTCCTCTTTGTACTAGACACAAAGTTTCTAAGTTTACAAATGTCGTAGATTTAGTTCCCACGACATTTGTAAACAGATCTTCTGTGTCTATGGAAACTTGGAAAACTTGGTTTACTCCAGAAGTTCTTAAAAAAATTTCTTTTATTAATTTTCAAGGATCATTTGGTGAACCAAGTCTTTGTGAAGACTTACTAGATATAATTAAGTACTCAAGATCTATTAATAAAAATATAGATATTTTGATGAGTACTAATGGTGGAACAAGAGATAAAAATTTTTGGAAGTCTCTTGGAAGACTTTTATTTTTTTCAACACCCAACTCTAGGGTAATTTTTTCTATTGATGGATTAGAAGATACCCTAGCAGAATATAGAGTTGGTGTTGATTATAATAAAGTTATAGATAATGCAAAGTCTTTTATTTCTGGAGGTGGAAACGCAGAGTGGAGAATGTTAGTTTTTAAACATAATGAACATCAAATTGAGCAGTGTAGAAAACTTTCCAAAGAACTTGGATTTAAAAAATTTTCTCATCAGACTGTAAATGGATTTTGGGATACGTCTGGTGCTGGCAGTGGATCTTATAGTTACATGCATAAAGGTGAATTAAAAACTTTACATGAAGCTTCCGATCCTAAATACACCACCAATCCAGGAAGAACGGGAGAAAACTCGGATATTCATTGTGAGTTTAAACACAAAATAAATTCTGTAGGAAATCTTAGAGTAGATAGCATGGGAATAGTTCATGCTTGTTGCTATCATCAAGCTAGATTAAGATATTTTTATCCTGATTACTATATTAATAAAAATCCAGATGCAAAACCTGTTTATGATGAGAGTATTGATAATCCAAATATGGGTTCTGGAGTTAAATATTTACAGAAAATTTTCTATGATAGTATCATACCTCTTATAGAAGAACAGGGAGGATTAAAGAGTATTAACTTAAATTATTTTTCTTTAGATGAAATTATTAATACCCCATTTTTTCAGCATAGTTTAATTTCATCTTGGAAAAATCCTACACATATGTGTAGGGAAAATTGTGGTGTTTCTCGCATAAAATAAGTAACAAATTATACAAAATTACTTGACTAGATAGTGTATAGACGCTATAATGTGTCTACGTTCATCTCTTTCGGGAGACGCAAGTAAGTCGCGGAACGGAGCGTTCATCTATGGAAGCAGTTCTAATTACTTGTTTGCAATTTGGACAACTAGTTAGTAGGGTGAACAATTCTTATTATCCTACTATAGTGAAACAACAAATTATTGCAGAACTTGTAAGGGTTTCCCCTAAGAAGTGCGGCATAGACGCAAACGGCTGAAGGAACGGGCCTAAAAATCCATTCATTCAGGAGAAACAAAATGACTACTGCAACTTATCGTGGATGTCAGTATAATACTGATGTTCCAAAAGAAGAATACCGTCAATGGTATTCGGAAACCCATTCTCCAGCACATGCAACAAACACATATCGTGGAGTTGCCTATCGCCCATGTAAAAATTCGGAGGTAGCAAAATGAACTGGTTGAATGTTATTCGTAGACAAATTCAAAAACAAAAGAAACTCCAAGAAGCCCAATATCATATGGCAACTCTTGGATGATTGATCGGGGGAATTGACTTCCCCCTTTTTTATTGGTATAATTAGTACAGGAGGTAACATCAAATGCGTTACAAGGAAACAATTCGTCTGGTCAAGAAAGCACTAGAACAACCTTGGAAATACTCTGATGCTGAACTTTTGTATATGAGGAAAGCTTTAGATGATGCCATCTTAGGATTAGCAACAAAGAAATTTAACAAGAAAAAGAAAAAAGGATTTGGTTACAATGACAGTGAAATTGATTAGTGTGACGCCAGATGCAGAACAAACAATGGCATATGTTGCTAGGGTTTCTAATCCAGCAAATCAAGATAATGAAAACTATGCAGGCTTGTTACGTTATTGTATTAAGCACAATCATTGGTCTGTATTTGAGCAGGCATTTATGACACTTGAGATTGAAACCAATCGTGGTATTGCAGCACAAATTCTGCGTCACCGTTCGTTTACGTATCAAGAGTTTTCTCAACGTTATGCAGACACTAATCTTTTAGCGACTGAAATTCCAATTCCAGAACTTCGCCGTCAAGATACCAAGAACCGTCAGAATTCTATTGACGATTTGGAGGAAGACAAAGTTTTTGTGATGAATAAAATGATCCAAGATCTATTCAAAGATGCACAAGACGTTTATAATTTCCTTCTAAGTCAAGGTGTTGCTAAAGAATGTGCTCGCTTTGTTCTTCCTCTTGCAACTCCTACACGCATTTATATGTCTGGTAGTGTTCGTTCTTGGATACACTATATCAATCTTCGTTCTGCAAATGGAACTCAGAAAGAGCATATGGATATTGCAAACGAATGTAAGAAAGTATTTGTAGAACAGTTTCCTGTGGTATCTGAAGCACTTGAATGGGCATGAAAGTTCTTGGAATAAATCTTGCAAAGAATGGATCAATTGCAATCATTAATAATGGTGAATTAGAATTCTATCTTGAAGAAGAAAGAGTTACTAGAAAAAAGCGTGATGTTGGTGCTTATGCTTTGTGTGAAAAGTATGTAGACGATACAATTGATGTTGCAGTTTATTCTGATTGCTTTACAAAATACAACATAAATTATAATCTTGAAAAACGATCCTATAAAAAAAAGTTAGATCAACTTTTATACTCTAAAGGAGTAAAAAAGATTTTAGATTTTTCTACTAGACATCATGAATGTCATGCAGCATCTGCTTTTTATGGATCTGGATTTGATGATGCTGTTTGTGTTGTGATGGATGGCAAAGGATCTGTTCTTAAAAAGAATAGTATATCTTTTTGCGAAATAGAAAGTATTTACAATGTTGTAGATGGAGAATTTATTCCTCTATTTAAACATTATTCTTGTTTTTATAATCGGTCTTTGTGTGAAAAGGTTGAAGAACCTTTTTGGGATGGCATTAATTTATTCAGTAATAGAGTAAGTCTTGGGCAAGCATTTAGATGTGTTTCTGCATACTGTGGATTTGATGAACTTGAAGCAGGAAAAACAATGGGGTTATCTGCGTATGGTTCTGGCGTAGTTAATCTTTTTAATGAAGAGTGTGGTCATAGTTTTTGTAGTAAAGATATTCATCCTAGAGATGATAATGGATGGACAAAATATTATGGCAAAGAAACTGCAAAAGAAGATCTAGCATATAATCTTCAAAAGTCTGCAGAAAATCATACACTATACATGATTAAAAAGGCAGTAGAACTTTCTGGTAAGAAAAATGTAGTTGTATCTGGTGGTTTCTTTTTGAATTGTGTTTCTAATTATAATGTGCTAAAATCATTGGATATAAATTTATACGCTGATCCATTGTCTTATGATGGTGGACATGCATTTGGATCTGCAATGTTAGTTTCGGATGAAAAAACATCTATGAAAACATTATACTTAGGACCAAGTTACGATCTTTCTCATATTGAAGGTTTAGATACCACATATGATCAGGTTGCTAGTCTTATTAGCAACAAAAATATTGTCGCTATCTTTCAAGGAAGATCTGAAGCTGGTCCTAGAGCATTAGGAAATAGATCTATTTTATATGACCCTAGAGATCCAAATGGAAAGGATCATGTTAATACGATTAAAAGGCGTGAAGCGTTCAGACCTTTTGCAGGGACGATTTTAAAAGAATACGCTAATCAATGGTTTGATATGGCAGGACTAGAAGAAAGTCCATTTATGATGTATGCTGTAGATGCATATATTGAAACTGCACCATTTATTCCTGCAATATTGCACGTAGATAAGACCTGCAGAATTCAAACAGTCACAAAGGAACAGAATGAGCATTATTATAATTTAATCAGTGCTTTTTATGAAAAAACTAATGTTCCTATTCTGTTTAATACATCATTCAATCTTGCTGGAGAACCATTAGTAGAAACTCCAGAAGATGCTTTAAGAACATTTCACAATAGTGATATTAAGTATCTTTATTTTCCTGAAGTACAAAAGTTAATCGTAAAATGAATATTTTAGGAATAAATCTTTCTAATAATGGATCTATTTGTCTATTGAAAGATGGGCAAATAGATTTTTATTTGGAAGCAGAACGTATAACAAGAAAAAAATATGATTATGCTGTTAAGGATCTAGTAAATTATGTCGCTGATGTGGATGTTATCGCAACAGTTGATGCTCATTGGGTTCTTCCTGAGAAGAATATGATTACCGCTAGGGATATCGCAAGATTTAAACGGTCATTCCCTAGCGCCAAACATATTGATTACAGAAAGTCACACCATCTTACTCATGCTGCATGTGGGTTTTATAATTCTGGATTTGATGAAGCTGTCTGTATTGTTGTAGACAGTAATGGATCTAATGTTGCTGATAAATTGGAAATTGAATCTATTTTTCATGCCAAGACCAGCAATAGATTTCATTGGAAAATAGTTCACAAAAAATATTGGGAAAATTCTGAGCATGGCATTGGTAAAATGTTTGAAGATGTATCAAAGTTTTGTGGATTTGGACCAGATGAAGCTGGAAAAGTTATGGGATTATCTGCATATGGATTTAATAAAGTCGATCTAAATGATCTTGTACAGAAGTCTAAAGAAGATGCTGCATACACAATTCAAACGCTTTGGGAAGACCGTGCATTAGAACTTGTACAGATTGCACTAAAGAAAACTAAATGTAAGAATATTGTTTTGTCTGGAGGATGTTTTTTGAACTGTGTCGTTAACTATAATCTTCGCAAAAAATTGCCAGAAGATGTTAAAATGTATGTTGAACCAATTGCACATGACGGTGGAACTTCTATAGGAGCTGCGTACCTTGCCTATCACAATCCCAAAATTAAAAATTCTTGATGTTAGCGCAACGATTGGTTGCAATTTAAGTTGTAAAGGATGTAATCACTTTAGCAATTACTTTGCTCCTGGAAGCAAATTAGATACGGATAAACTTATCGAAGATATCCATGTAATTTTACCTAGGATAGATGTAGAACGTGTCTCAGTTATTGGTGGGGAACCTTTACTCAATCCACGTTGTAGAGACATCTTACACGCTTGTCTAGAGCACAAAGAGACAGTGTATCTTTACACTAATGGTATTCTTCTTAATGAAGAAAATAGAAAATGGATTGAAGAAGATTTAGAAAAATATCCTGGAATGTCTCTACGGGTTAGTGTTCATACTCCAGAAGTTATTGATAATATCAATAAGGTAAAAAGTTCTAAGGTTCTTGTTACAGAACATCATGATGGAAAAGATCGTTGGTTTAATTCTATTAAACAGAGCAATGGAAAAGTTTATCCATATGGGCACAATAATATCAAACAAAGTTTTGAGATGTGTTCTTGCTCCAATACACAATTATACAACGGCAAACTTTGGAAATGCCCTAATGCAGCATTCTTAAAGGAACTTCTTTATGTCACTGAACAACTAGAGGATGACTGTTGGAAACCTTTTCTTGGAGATGGACTACCAGTTGACTGTAGTGATGAAGATCTGGTAAAATTCTGTGATAACTCTAGTAAACCAGAACAAATATGTAACATGTGTACTGCTAGACCGTTAAAGTTTAGTGCAGCATTACAAATTAACAACCATAAAAAAATTATTACAACCCAATAAATATTTACGAATTGAAATAACTATGCCCATTTATCCTGTTAAACATTTAGAAACTGGGGAAACACAGGAACTTGTTATGTCTGTCGCTGATTATGATCAGTGGAGAAAAGATAATCCCGAATGGGATAAAGATTGGTCTGCTGGTGTCGCTTCTGCCGTGAGTGCCGTAGGTGACGTTTATAGTAGAACTGATGGGGGATGGAATGAAATCCTTCACAAAGTCAGCAAGATGCCTGGTTCAAAAGTAAAGCCTCAGAAAACAACGCACTTCTAATATGTCCTCAAGGAAAAAAAGAACTTCTTCCCAAGTCGGAGCTGGATTATCAGCAAAGCAAATGCAAAGAAAAAAACCTTTCAATGTCGATATGATGGTCGATATTGAGCCTTTGACAGAAAACCAAACAAAAGTTTTTGACGCTTATAAAGAAGATAAAAATCTTTTTGTTTACGGAGCAGCAGGAACAGGTAAAACATTTATTACCATGTACCTTGCGTTGAAAGAAGTCCTCAATCCTTTGACACCTTACAACAGAGTTGTGGTTGTAAGATCATTAGTTGCTACAAGAGAAATTGGTTTCCTTCCAGGAGATCATGAAGATAAATCTTCACTTTACCAAATTCCTTACAAGAATATGGTAAAGTATATGTTTGAGTTACCTACAGACAATGACTTTGAAATGCTGTGGGGAAATCTTAAGACACAAGAAAGTGTAAAGTTCTGGTCTACAAGTTTCATCCGTGGAACTACACTAGATGATTGTATTATCATCGTCGATGAATGTCAGAACTTGAATTTTCACGAATTAGATAGTATAATTACTAGAGTTGGTGAAAATTGTAAGATCCATTTCTGTGGTGATGCATCGCAGTCTGACCTTATCAAAACCAATGAACGAAATGGTATTCTAGATTTTATGAAAATTATTCAAGCGATGCCTGAATTTGAAAGTGTCGAATTCGGCGTTGAGGATATCGTAAGATCTGGACTTGTCAAGAGTTACATTCTAAACAAAATTAATTTGGGTCTTTGATGTTTCAACACGTTGATATTGAGTTTCCCGCACTGAAACGGGAAACAATTGATGGAGTTCGTTATTATACTGTGGAGGGTAGACCGATGGTATCTATTACCTCGGTCACCTCCCATTATAATAAAGATATCTTTGTAAAATGGCGAGCGAAAGTTGGCGAAGAAGAAGCGAACCGCATTTCTAAACGCTCCACTGATCGTGGTACGAAAGTACACACTTGCATAGAAAATTTTCTTTGGAATAAGGATATTCCCGATACAGATCCTTTACCAAAGATGCTATTTACTCAGGCAAAAAAAATTCTTGGTAACATAAATAATATTTACGCTCTTGAGAAATCTTTATACAGTAAAGAGCTAGGTGTAGCAGGAACAGTAGATTGTATTGCTGAATATACAGGAGAAACTGGTGTTCCAGAACTTGCAATCATTGACTTTAAGACTGCAGAAAAACCAAAACCAAAACAATGGATCGAAAATTATTTCGTACAAGCAGCAGCGTATGCTTGTATGTTTTATGAAATGACTGAGATACCAGTAAAGAAACTTGTCATCATTATGACGTGTGAAAACGGTGAAGTTGAAGTTTATGAAGAGTATGATAAGAAACAGTATATGGGAAAACTAGTTAAGTACATTCAAAAATTTGTGGAGGACAAATTAAATGACTACAAAAAGTGAAATCAAATCAATCATAAAAAGCAAATTCCTATGTCAAGATAAGTTTACTAATGATATTGAGAATATTGTGAAAGATAATAAAGATATGAACTACATTGAAGCAATTTGTTTTTATTGTGAGCAAAACAATATTGAAATTGAATCTATTGTAAAACTTATCTCAAAACCACTAAAAGAAAAACTAAAGTGGAATGCAACTAACCTAAATTATCTGAAGAGAACTTCTAAAGCGAAATTTTTTATCTAATGGATAACGAACTGAAGGCAAAGGTTGATTATGTTAGAAAACTAAAGGGATTTTGGGTAGATAATTTTAAACAAATAACTCCTGAACAAATTGCTGCCTTAGAAAAAGAAAGACCAACCACAAGACTTCTTAGTATTCACACTATGAATGGTTGTAATCTTTCTTGTAGAGGTTGTAATCATAACAGTAGTTTACTTTCAGGAAAAAGTTCAGTAGATATTGATCAATTAATAAAAGATATTGAAAATATTCTTCCAAAAATTTATGTTTGGAGTCATGTTAGTATTATTGGTGGCGAACCATTATTAGAACCAAGGACAAAAGAAGTTACAAGAATAGTCAGAGAACTTTGCTATGGCGAACGTGGATCACATCCTTGTAATGTAAAGTTATTCAGCAATGGTTCTAGACTTCTTCAAGAGAAAGAATGGATTGCCGATGAAATGTTAAAAGGTGTTATTTTTAGACTTACATTTCATCGTCCTTCGTATACTCAAGCAGGAAAAAAAGACTGGGAAAATGCATATGAGTTTACTCATTATTTGATTGAACGTGGAGTTGATATTGACAATACTTTTGAATTGAGTGAAGCATATTTACAAGCAGATAATACTCCAAGAGTTTGGTTTGATCTTGTAAAATATCAGTTTAATGATGATGGATCGATAAAATATTATCCTCATGAAGACAATGATCCAGATTCTAGTTTTAAATATTGTACTTGTGCTAATGCTCAACTTTATAATGGACACCTATGGAAATGTCCAATGGTAGCATATCTAAGAGAATCTTTAGCAGCTACAGATCAGTTGAAAGATCCAGAGTGGCAAAAGTATCTTGGTTATAATCCAACTAGCATTAATGATACTGATGAAGCACTTAGAAATTCTTTTAAGGAAGTTGTAGAACCAGGTTGGATTTGTAACATGTGTCCAAGCAGACCAAAAGTTGAATATGCTGCTAAAATACAGTTAAAGGGACAGAAGAAGACAGTTGAAATGTTCAATCCCAAAAATTATGAACCCGTTTGATACTTACAAACAGTATCTTGCATTTAAACAGCATTTCACAAGAAAAAATTACGATTACTTTAGATATGCTGGTAAGTCTAGAGCAAGTTTGAATTCTTTTTATAAGAGAAAAGACAGATACTTCTTTGAAAAAATGTCAAGGAAGTATAATGATGATGAAATTAAAGCATTCTTTGTTGCTAATTTTGTAGCATGTGATAATCCAGATGCATTGTGGATTGGTGAAATTATTCGGTCTGGTGAAAGTGTTTATTCATCTTGGCAAAGACGGCAACAAAGTTTGTTCTACCAGTTCAAGCAGCAAGCGGAGGATATGTTGTCTGAATACAGCCTAGAGGAATTGTTTGATACTTCAAAACAACATCCACCAATTTTAAAAAATTTCCTGAGCGGGAATATTAGTATAGAAACTCTTACTATCTTTGATAAAATATTCCTCTTTGGGAATAATCTGGACAAGAAACTTACTGACCCAATTTGGGAAGCGATCAGCTTGAAACTAAAGAAGTATGCACCGTTTCTAAATATTGATACCAGCAAATATAAACAATATTTGAGGGAAAGATTAACGGAGAAGACGCATGGGTAAGTTTTTTCAGTCTGAGATTATCCGTGAAGAGATGGAAGACATCTTTAGAATTCAAAAAGAATTATACGAAGTCATCATTCAGTTCAGTTCATTTAGTGATAAAGAAAAGAACGAACATATTGAAAAACTAAAAACTCTTTTAGATAAACAAGAAGTAATGTGGACAAGACTTTCATTGTCTGATGATCCAGAAGCGTTAGAAATGAAAGAAAAAATTAAGATCACATCAGCAGCAATGGGATTTAAAGATGTTGATATGTCAATCATCTTTAATAATATGAGAAGAACTCTTGAAGGATTACAAAAACGTCTTGACACACCCTAAATAACGTGTTATGATGTGACAGGTGATTTCAATCCACCCAATCCAACGAATACAAAAATCCTATGTCTTTCGCAGATCTAAAGAAACAGTCTCGCCTTGGCAGTTTGACTTCTAAACTGACAACAGAGATCGAAAAAATGAATAAGAGCACCACGGGCGGTGCTGATGATCGTGTATGGAAACCAGAAGTAGATAAAGCAGGAAACGGTTATGCAGTGATCCGTTTTCTACCTGCACCGCAAGGTGAAGAGTTGCCTTGGGCAAAAGTGTGGTCTCATGCTTTCCAAGGTCCTGGAGGTTGGTATATTGAGAACAGTCTGACCACGCTTGGTGGTAAAGATCCTGTTTCGGAGCACAATCGCATTCTCTGGAACAGTGGTAGTGAAGTAGATAAAGAGCAAGCACGTAAGCAGAAGCGTAAACTGACTTACATCAGTAACATCTATATTGTAAAGGATCCTGCTAATCCTCAGAACGAAGGTAAAGTCTTTCTGTTCAAGTTTGGCAAGAAAATCTTTGATAAGATTACTGCTGCCATGCAACCTGAATATGAAGATGAGCAAGCGATTGATCCGTTTGACTTCTGGCAAGGTGCTAACTTCAAGATGAAGATCAAGAACGTTGCTGGTTATCGTAACTACGACAGTTCTGAGTTTGCATCTCCTGAACCGCTTCTGGATGATGATGATGCACTGGAAGCAATCTGGAAGAAACAGTATTCTCTTGAGGAGTTTACTCGTCCTGATCAGTTCAAGTCTTACGAAGAACTGGAGAAGCGTATGAACAGTGTTCTAAATCCTAACGCTTCTAGTCGTCGTGTTGATCCTGATACGTTCGATGAGGAAGAAGAGGTTGTAATGAAGTCTCGTCAACAGATCAAGGAAGAAGAGCGTGTTGTGAAGTCTTCTCCTGCTCCTGCAGCAGATGATGATGACGATGATGCACTGTCATACTTCCAGCGACTTGCCGAGGAGTGATTTCAAAATCGACTTTTAATTCCAAAAAAGTCGAGGAAAAAATTCCGCCAAAAAATTGCAAAATAGGTTTTTTGGGAGTTAACGTGGGGATAAAATCCTCAAGTTAGCTCCCTTTTTAGTGCGTCTATCAATATATTGAGAACTATCGGTATAAGTCATGATTTCACGCATATCGTCAATTACGGTTTGAATGTAATTTTGCCTTAAAACGTAAATTGTGCGTTTTTCATCATTTTTCAAAACTTCGTAATCGTAATTACTGACTGAAGTTACAATACTTGCACCAGAAAGCACTTTATAAGTGCCGAAATTAGAATATTTGAATTGGAAATTTGCATCAACAGTTAATCCTGCTTGCAAGAGAAGATTTCCTTCACTGTCACGAACTTCTTTTGTCTCATAATGATGAATTTCTTGCAAAAGTTCAGAACCATACTTATTCATCAAATAATTGTTCAAATCTGCTTGTGACATTGGCCATTCTTCCCTAACATTAATGATATTGTTAGAAATAAGAACAATCCAGTCTAATTGAGGGTTGTTGTATAATGTTTGTGCTACATTATCTGGACGATTATCACCAACTATAGAGTATTTGTCAAAAACTACAGCATTTTGGAAAAAATCATCCCTAATTTTAGCACGCTTGAATAGATTTTTCACACGAACATAATCGTAACTGGAATTACGATTGTCCGTGAATGATGGTAGCAATAGGTCTGGGAAAAGATCGAAATATGACATTTTAGAAACCTATTTCATCAAATACAATTTTATCACCAGCAACTCCACCCAAAGCATCTTGGACGCTAGGATCATCATCTTTGAAGTAATCTTGTTCAAAGATTGGAGTTAATTCTGTGAATGATAGTGTCATATTTGTTCTGACTGGCATTGATACTGCATCTGCATCTTCATATGACTGATAAACACCTTCTGGGGTATAATTTAATTCACACGCAGTCAAAGCACATATTTTAAATCTATTTAATCCCTTTATATTTTTATCACCAGTTCCTTTATATGAAATTCTGAAAACATTTGGTGATCCTATTAGGATTGTAGTAGTTTCAAATCGTTTTGCTGCCATCCCCTGCCTAAAAAATCTCATTACTCGTCTAGCTGCTGTAGCATCATCGCTGCTATTTGGAGCAAATTCAAAGGTAAACGAGAAAGATCTTAATTTGGGACCATTAAATAGGAGTTCAAGATTTGGGTTTATTGTTGTTCCAGTTCCTCGTGCAATGAATTGTGCAGGATCTACATTGATACCAATTTTACCTAAAGCATATTGTGCAATGAATGAAGATAATAGTAATCCAGCGGGTGTGTTTGCATTAAAGTTTCCTAACTTAAATTGGTCAAGGAATTGCCCAAATCCACCAAAAGCACCACTCAATATCCCCCCAATGTTTCCGCCTATTGCCTGCTGTGCAAGTGGAAGAGCACCAAAGAATGCAGCAGCTTCTACAGGATTGGCACGATCTTCACCCCAACTTACACCATTTGAGATCGCTAATTGATTTGGTATTGGCAATTTCACCACTCCTATGAAATCTCTAAGATTTGAATTTCTAGTTAATCCTCCAGTTATAATATCTGCAAAATTTGAAGTAAATTGATTTTGCCCCGTAACAAAAAGCTTTTCTTGAGGAGCTCTATACGTAAATTGCTCTATTAATACATGATCTTGAGTGTTATTATAATGTGCATCTTCTGGATATTGTATAATTACTGGTTCTGCTTTACCTGCAGGATTTAAAGATTGAATTGTTTTTTCAGAACTACTTAAAATTTCCTTTACCAACTTTGGATCAAGAGTTATATTTTGTCCAGCAATAGGAACTGGTGTAGGAACATTGTCTGTCAAATTTGGATTTGTTGCTGGTGCAGTTCCTTGTGATCCTGTTGCTGGTTTAATTGGAGCATAATAATTGTTTGTGCCTGCAGTCGCTGCTGCTTGAGCCATTTCTGGCAGAAGGTTTGGTTTTGTTTTTTGAACAACTTGCTTTAATCTAGAAACTGATGCTTGGAAATCTACATCAAAGTTTGGATTTTTAGACAAATCTTTATATTCTTGGCTGTCTGTCCTTACAGGTACATCATTTGTAATGTTTTGAACTTTTACAGGCTTTAAAAACGTGTTATTTGCAATATCCGTGCTATAAGCAACTCTATACGTTTTGCCGTCATATGTGGTATCGAAATATCCTAATGCTCCTCCACCTACAGGTTTTGGCATATTTTTGAGTGCCATTATCTTAAACTCCTAGGATCGACTGGAACTTCTGCACCACGAAAACTTCTAACAAATTCTTCCGCAGACAATAGTGATGCAGATTGCCATTCTTCCATTGCTATATCTATGAAGTTACTTTCTACTTCCGATTTCAAGTATTTATGGAACCCAGTGCTGCCAAATAAAAATTCTTCCCAATTCTGCACACCACTAGATTGAGCTTCTTGAAGCATATTTACTACATCCATTCTTTGATTTCGTGGATAGTAATGTAAATTCATTCCATAAAAAACTTCATTTGAATTGAGAACAATGAAGCAAAGTGGATTTTTATCATAAAATCTTTTTTCTGCTGTTAGTGCTCGATAGCGAAATAGAACTAAATGTCCCACTTCAGGAATACTTGTAATTTTTGATTTTGGAAATTGAGACTTATACTCCAAGATCGTGCTCCGTTAGAATTTTAAATTCCCATTTTCTATCATCACAGTATTCTTTTGCTGCTTCCCACTTTGCCATATTTTTAGCGTATTCAACAACTTCACTAATATATTTTTTTGACTTGCTCTTTTGTGGTGTAGGACCTTTTACTTGCTTTGCTGGTTTTATTTCAATCAAACTTTCTACAATTTTCCCAGACGTATTTTTGTATTTGATATAAAAGTCTGGAAAATACTTATGATATCGATTATCAACTGGAGATTTATAAGGTATCCAAAGTTCTTCCGATGACCAAATTAAAATATTTTCATTTTTATCACAATAATTCATAAATTTTAGTTCCCATAAAGATCTATAAATGATATTTGTGGGATCGCCTTTGTATTTTTTAGGATTGGAAGGTCGAAACTTTCCCTTATAACTCATACATAGTATATAAACGTCTTCTATTTAGATGACTAGAGAAAGTAATTTAGAAGCAACTAGAAATAGGATTTACCTTCCTACATCAGAACTTTATAGGTCTAGTATAAGTAAAACTGGATCTGGTATTGTTCCTGCATTTAATAATCTTTATGATGTGTGGATAGATTTTGGTAGTACCACAACTGACAGTGGTAATAGTTTATTGGGATTTATTAATCAGCATGGATTTTACGATGCTAGATCGACAGAAAATCCAGGAAATTACTTAGCGTTGTTTTGCTCAGAAGCAGTTCTTCCAGGGTCACAAATTCAAACATCACAAGTTGATGGATTAAG